TATTCATTATCGGCATCAGACTTCAAGACGGCGGTAACAGGTCAATATCTTGTTTACGAATTAGCCACACCACAAACAATCCAACTCACACCACAGCAACTCGAAACTTTAGTCGGGCAGAATGATGTGTTCGTTCCATTAGCTGGACAGACGCTTGACAGTTTGAGTTACAGAGAAATAATGGCATGGAATGATGTGGATAATGCAAAACTTGACTTAACTTCTGTTGCTCCAATTGAGAAATCAAACACAGCAAGTAAAGCATACACGGCAAAGCAGTTATTCATTAAAGACAACAGATTATGTCAGGCACTAACAGCTATTTCAAGTGGGGCAACATTCACCGAAAACACAAACTTTAAGTACACGACTCTTGCGAATATCATAGAGCCACTTTTATAGAAAAGGAGAATAGAATATGAAATATTATGTTATGCATACTTCAAATGGGGATTTACAAATACCAGATATTACTGAGTGGGGAAACCTTGAAAGTGCTAAATCAAAATTCCATTCACTTTGTACTACATTATGGAATGAACCTACAGTTATTACAGGTTATGTTGTTATATTAGATAATCAGTTTGATGTAGTTGAAGGTTATAAGGAGTATATTAATCATAACTCTCAACCTCAAGTTACTTCTTGATATGATTATTAAAATGTATAAGGGTGGTGGTTTAGATACTGCCACCTATAAAAGGAGAATAATATGAGAGGTAGAACAAACGTAGTACAAAGAGATTATCCTTTTGTAAAAGGGGATTTAGTTTCAGCTGTTGTAGAAGGAGATGCAATAGGTGTTGGTGATTTTGTAGAAGTTGTTTATACTCCACAAAGAACTAAGTTAATAGATGACTCTAGAATGGTTAAATTAAATTATACTGCTGGTACAGGGTATACTGATTCTAACATAGCTGTTTTTAATCCTATACATTTTGAAATGCAAGGAGGATATGTTTGTTTAATATATACAAATGATGTTCCTACGATTTATTTTATTAAAGAGGAAAATAATGCATTAGTAGTTAAAGATTCATTAACTTTTGCTAATAATGATTGTGACCAGGAAATATGTAAATTAAAGGATAATTTATTCTGTCTTGTTAAGAAATCTCAAAATGGTACAGCAAATTTAACATTGTATAAAACACAGAATAACCAAATAACTTTAGTTTATACTTTGAATTATATTAGTTTATCTTCAATTAGTTCAACATATAAATTTTTATCTATATGTAAATTAAATTCTTCCCAAATGGTTTTGTTTATTGAAGCTTCCAGTGGTTCTTCTGTTCCACTCCAATGTTATTTACATTATTATATAGTGGATTTTACAGATACAACATTAACTCTTAATGGAAGTTTAAAATCATTAAGTACTAATACTTTTAATAGGTATAATCAAAGTACAGTTAGGTTTGATAATTTTGAAGATAATAAAATATTAATATCAGAATATGCTACTGTTGTTAGGGAAATGATAAACTCCAGTGGAACTCTTAGTTGGGGTAGAAATTTTAGTTCAGGTTCAAGAACTAATATAATAACTTATGGTGGAAGATTTTTAATAAATGAAAATGAGGTTTTATTTGGTTTATCTACACAACCTTCTGGATATGTGGCAAGATATATATTAGATACCCCTATTACGTTTTCACCTAAAAAATTTGCAACTACAACAGCAAATGGTCAAACTATAGATAAAATATTGGATGATACATTTATTGCAGCTTTTTGGAGTGATTATTATAAAAATATTGGAATACAGGTTTTCCAAAATGATAAAAGTACTGGCAATTTAGTTGAAAGTAATCAGGTTACATTTTCACCAAATGATAAATGGACTTCTTCATCTACGCCTACTTATTTAAGAGCAAGTGTATTTGGTGTATTCTTAAAGTTTGGAAATAATATTTATTATGTTTATGGAGATGCAAGAGAAGCTTTAAGTTCAACTAATAATTGGGATATTTATTATCAAAAACTTAGGTTTGAAAATAATATATTAACAATAGGCCAGGAAAGTAATAAAGTTAAAAAATTTACAGGAAATAGTTTTGCTTTAGGTTTTTCAAAAACTGCAGGTTCAGCAGGGCAGACAATATCTGTATATAAACCTTCAACATAATGGGTATTTACAAAGGGTTAACTTTGTGATATAATATTTATGAAAGGAGGATGGTATATGGGAGTTGTAACTTTAATTCCATTAGTAGTTGGCATAATTGGTTGTGTGATTGGTGTTGCTACATTTATATCTGCACAAATAACTAAAGCTAAACAAGATGGAATGGTATTGGCTAAGGTAGATCAATGTGTAAAAAATACCGAAGAAATTAAAAAGGATATGAAAGAAAGAAACAAGGAAATTGATGTAGTAATTGATAAGCATAGTCATGATATAACACAATTACAAACAGAAATGAACTTAGTTTTTGAAAATTTAAAATTAACAAAAATGAGGTAAAATAATATGTTAAATGAAGAACTTAAAGAAAATATGGAAATAACAAATAAGTTGTTATTAGATATGGTTCAAAACCAAAAAGAGGCAAATAATAATTTAGCAAAAACATCTATAATATCTTCTATTTGTTTTTGTTTGATAATTGTTTCAATGATAATAGGTTTCTTTATTTATGAAAGTCAATATGAAATAATAGATAAAACAACTGAGGAAGTTTCCCAGGAAGCAGAAACAAATGGGGAAGGTGACATAATAATGAATAATAATGGAGAATTAAATTATGGCACGAGCGAAGCAATCAACGAATAAAACAAGAACAGTAATTAAGACTAGTAAAAACTCAGTAAAAACTAAGGCAAATAAAAATAACAAAAAGAAAGGAAATCCAAATAGATGTCCTGCATGTGGTAGATTTATATGAGTAAACATATAGATATAAAACATAAAGTTAAAAAGATAAATAAGAAAGTAGATTTTTATAATTTACTTGAAGAAAGCATGTTAAATGATAATGAAAAGAAAATGATGGAAATGTATTATGTACAAAATAAATCATTAGACTATATTGCTGATGAATTAGGATATAGTCCACAAGGAATATCAAAAATGCATAAAAGAATATTAAATAAATTAGAGTCATTATTATAGGATAAATCTATAATGATGGCTCTATTTTTTATAGTATATTTTCAGTAGAATTTCTATAACATTTCAGTATAATTATTTTCATTCCCATATATTATAATAAAATCATAGGAGGTGATTGTATGTATCAAATAATTGCAACTGATGATTTTATTGAAGTCATAAAAGACTTACCACTTAGGCATATAAATGTTTTAACTAATTCTTTTATTTCTTTTAAGAAAATTGATAATGAAGAGATACAATCAAGTAAGCATGGATTTTTACATGATTTACTTGAACAAATAAAAAATCAAGAAATAGAATAGGAGGAAAAAGGTATGCCATATCCAGCTTATAATTATCCAAACTTTCAACAACAATATCCACAGGTTCAACAAATGCAAAATTATTTTACACCTAATATGCAACAACAAATTCAACAAAATCAATTTCCTATAATAAATAATTTAGGAGGTAAAATAGTTGATACTATTGAAGCTGTAAGAGTAACAGATATTCCTATTGATGGGAATAATTATTATTTTCCTAAAGCAGATGGTTCTGAAATATATGTAAAGAAATGGTTAGGTAATGGAACAACGGAAGTAAGTACATTTAAAAGAACAGAAAATATAACAGAAGAGGAAAATAAAATTGACTTTAATGCAATGGAAAATAATATTATTGAAAAGTTAAACTTAATAGATGAAAGACTTGGTAAATTAGAAAAAGGATTAACATCTAAAAGCACAAATGCTAGGAAGGAGTAAATATGAATCCATTTCAGATAATTCAAATGTTATCCCAAAATCCTCAGCAAGCAATAAATAAAATGTTAGGTAGTAATCCAATGACAAATAATCTTATTAAAATGATTAATGAAAAAGATCAAAGTGGAATTGAACAAATGGCTAGAAACTTAGCAAAAGAAAAAGGTATAGATCCTGATAAATTATATAATCAAATAAAAGAAAAGTTTAATATGTAACAAACATCAAGGCCTAGATGTTAAATATTATAAGGAGGAATAATTTATGTTTAATGACAGTGGTTTCACAATGCCCGTAGCACCTGCTTATGGTGGCTATGGAAGCGGATTATTTGGTGGTGACGGAATTGCATCAATAATCTGGATAGTTGTTATTTTGGCTTTATTTGGGGGCTGGGGTAATGGCTTTGGAGGATGGGGTGGAAATGGTAACCTCAACTCAGTACTTACAAGGGGAGAACTTTGTCAGGATATGAACTTCCAGGATCTTAATAATGGTGTTCGTGGTATTCAGCAAAGTCTTTCTGATGGATTTGCATTACAGAATGTAAATTTCACGGATAGGTTAGATAACCTTAGTAATCAGGTAGCAACAGGTTTTGATGCAGTTAACTTAGCAATAGTTAATGATGGTTATCAGACAAGAAATGCAGCTACACAGAACATGATAGCTAATATGCAGAATACATATGCAATTCAAAATGCTATTCAGGGTTGTTGCTGTGATATGAAATCTAACTTTGCACAAATAGCTTACAATCAGGCAACTGATACTTGTGCAATTCAGAATAGTATTTCAAATGCTGCAAGAGATATTACTCAGAATGCTAATGACAATACAAAGGCAATTCTTGACTTTATGGTACAGGATAAGATTAGCACACTTCAACAGGAAAATCAGGAGCTTAGACTTCGTGCTTCACAGGAAGCCCAGAACAATTATCTGGTAAATGAGCTTAGACCTTGTGCTAAACCTGCATACATCACATGTAATCCTTACACCAGTTCCTATGGAGTAGGCATGAATAACTGCTGTGGTTGTGGTGCTTAATGTTTGACTGTAATGATGGGTTAATGGATTTACTAAGTGTATTATCTATAATATTGCAATTACAAATAATGGAAGAACAAAAATATCAATCTGATAATGATGATATAATGGAACAATTGCAAAGACAAGATAAGTTATACTTAGAAAAGATTATTAAGAATCAAAATGTTATTATACAAAAACTGAATAAACTCACCGAAAAGGTTGATTAAAGTTTAAGGGTAGGTGGGAGTATTTCTGTCTGCCCTTAAATGATTTTATAAGGAGGTAATAATATGGCTTGTCCTACAGTATGTAGATTATGTAAAAGACTTATAATTAGTACAGCAGTTACATATACAGCTCCAAATTTAATTATAACAATTCCTGCTGGTTGTTATGAAGATGGAGAAAAGTATTGTATTGTTGTAGCACAAACAATTCCTGAAACAACAACTATTACTGCACCTGTATTTATTCAAATAGGGGATGGAACAGAATTATATCCATTGGATAGATGTGATTGTTCACAAGCTACTGCATGTAATATAAGAACAAGAACAAGATATAGTACAAAGGTTGTTACTGATGCAAATACAGGAACATTTAGATTAATGGGTAGAGTTGCTTGTGCTCCAAATAATGACTTACAATCAATTGATGGAACAGCACCAGCTTAATAAGGAGGTATAAATATGGATGCTTATAGAATACATGAAATGTTGGAAGATGTTTCAGAAGCTGCAAGTACTGAATTAGCAAAAGGTACAGAAAAGATAAATACAAAAGAATTTGGTGAAGTAGTAGATATGATTAAAGATCTTACTGAAGCTGAGAAAAATAAAATGGAAGCTTGTTACTACAAATCAATAATTGAAGCAATGGAAGAATCAGAGTATGGTGAAGATTATGACTACGAAGGAAGGATTAGAAAAGGATATTCCAGAGGTGGTAGAAGAATGGGTTATGAACAACCTATGATGTATGATGAAAGATATATGGATTACATGGATGGAAGAATGGGATATTCTAATGGAGCTTATGGTGGTGGTTCTATGGGTATGTCAAGGCAAGGATATTCTCAGGGTTCACAAGGTGGTTATAGATCAAATCAGGGTGGTCAAAGAAGTAGTAGATATGGATTCTCCCATGATGAATACATGAAAGAAAAATCTATGTATAACAAAAACAATCCTGAGGATATGAAGAAACGTGCTGTACTTATTGAGGACAGAATGGATGATCTCTACGCAATGGTTAAGGAGGAAGTCAAGGATATGACTCCTGAAGAAAAACAAATGTGGAAATCAAAAATTAGTGGTATAGTAAATATCTAAATATTGTCAGGAGGAAAGGGAGGCTTAGTCCTCCCTTATTTTATTATGTATATATTTATTAATAATATTAAATGGAATATAAAATATGTTTCTGAATATGATAATAATTTATTTAGAAATAATGGAACACTTACTATTGGTATGACTGATAATAAAACTAAGACAATATATTTAAATGAAAATTTAGAGGGTGAATTATTAACTAAGGTTTTAACACATGAATTATGTCATGCATTTATATTTAGTTATAATATATATTTAACATTACATGAAGAAGAATTTGTTTGTGAATTTGTTTCCAATTTCTGTAAAAATATATTGATTTGTTCCGATTATATATTAAATGGACAATAAAATTGGGTATTGACAAACCATTTTTGAAGTGATATAATAAAATCAACAAATCGGAATTGCCGAAAAAACATCTGCCCTTTAGCCAAGTGGTAAGGCATAGGACTTTGACTCCTAGATTCGTTGGTTCAAATCCAACAAGGGTAGTTTCCCAAAAAACATTTTTAATGAAAAGGAGAAAAAAATATGTTTGAAAAAAATGAATTGGAAAAATTGACAGCAAAGGAGTTACTTGCAAAATGTAAGGAGTTTGGATTGCAGTGTTACAGAGGGAAGTCACGTTTAACAAAAAGTGAATTAATTGATTCATTGTTAAATGTAAATAACACTGAAACAAAAGAGGAAGACTTGGTTCCTATGCCTGGTTCTGAAAAATTGTCGGAATTGAAAAAAGAATTTGATTCTGCTGCTGAGGAAAAGGTTGAACCTGAACCTGAAAAGGAATGGATTAACGAAGACAAGGAGAAGTATATCGAAGAAGCAAACGAAGGCACATTGATTGCCTTTTTAGATTTAAAGGGAAAACCTAGAACAGCTGCTTTGGTAAATAGATCATCTAAACGTAAGGTTGTAAAATTAATAACTGAATTTGGTTGGGAGTTCATTGTCCCTTATGCAAATGTTCTTTGGGTTAGAAATGGTACAAGATGGCCTAAGGGTGTTTACAATATGTTAAAGGGGTATAAAAATGGAAAAGAAGAAAAAACTAACAGCTAAGGAATTTGAACAGACTGTAATTGAACTTTATGATTACCAATTAAAATTCAGGGATATAGAAAATACTTATAAATCCGTAACTGAAGAATTACAGAATAAGATTAAAAATTATCTTAGAAGTAAAGGTGAAACAAAAATAAATTTCCAAACTAATTATGGAAGGTTTAAAGGAACAAATAAACCTTTTAGGGTAAACAATGTTATCCGCAAGAAAATTGATTGGGATTTGGAATTGCTTAAAAAGAATATTGGAAAAGATTTATATAACAAAGTGGTTGACAAGGAATATAAGATTGATGATATTGAAGGTTTAATTTCATATCTTAAATCATGTGGTGTTAATCCAAAAGTTTTTAAATCATTTTTAAATATTACTGAAAAAGTAAACCAAGAGGTTATGGATGAACTTGGTAGAACAGGTGAAATAACAATTGAGGATTTAGCTGAATGTTACACTGTAACAGAAAATGAAGGTTACATAAGAATAACTGAGTTAGAAGAATAGGATAAATAATGCAAAATATAGTGGAAGGTAAACCTTATATTTTTAAATGTGGTGGTGAAGAATTAGCCAAGGTTTTATTATATTATGGTTATATTCCTGATGCTTCCTCAAATGAATATAAAATTATATGTCCCTTTCATAATGACTTAAATCCTAGTATGGTTGTTAACTTGGACACTGGAACATTCTTTTGCTTTGGTTGTAATTTATCTGGTGATGCTTTAAGATTTGTAGAATTGTTAAACCCAAAGTTAAATTCATTACAATGTGTATTTAAATTGTTTGAAATTCTTAAATCTAAAAAGTTGCATAAACTTGATTTTTCTGGAAGAAGGAAAATTCAAAAGGACAATAGAAACCTATATGATATTTCATATGATTATTATTATGGATTATCAAATGTAGATTGGTTAAATGTAAAAGGCAAATTTAAAAATGATATTTTGGAATGTAGAGAATACATGCGTAAAAGAGGATTTGAACCTAGTACATTAAATCAATGTGGTGCTAAAATAACATTTAATAATCAATACCCTATAATATTTCCAATGCTGGATAATGATAAATTTAAAGGTTGGGTTTGTAGAACAACTAATAAAGAAACTGAAAAGAAAAGGAAATATTTATATAATGAAGGATTTAGCAGAGCTAATACTTTGGTAGGGAAATATGATGATTGTGATTATGTTTTTATTGTAGAGGGTTATATGGATAGATTAAAATTCATACAATTCGGTATAACAAATGTAGTTGCAATATTAGGTTGGAAAATGTCAAAGGAACAAGAGGATAAATTAAAAGCATTAAGAATAAACCATGTTATTTCTGCATTAGATAATGATGAATGTGGAAACAAGGGAACTAAATATTTAAGAACAATATTTAAAAAAGTAACTAGATTTTGTTACTTAAAGGGAATAAAAGACCCAGGAGAAATGAATCAGGAAAATTTTAATATAATGTATAAAAAGACCATGACTGATTACAAAAATAATAATAAAAAACAAGGAGAGTAAAAAAATGGGATTATTAGACAAAATTAAAGCAGATGCTCAAAAATCTGGACAGAACAAAGGTAAGTTTATATTTGTTAAGGAAGGAGTTAAAAAGAGGGTAAGGTTCCTCAGTGATATGGAAGATGGATTGGAAATATTATTCCATGACAATTTTGAAGCTGGTATAAATGTTCCTTGCCAGGAGATATTTGGAAGAACTTGTCAATATTGTGACGAGGAAGGAATTAGAACAAGAAGTCAGTATGCATGGTCTGTATGGGATTATGAATCAAATGAAGTTAAGATATTTATGTACCCCATGAATAACTGTAGTCCATTAGGTTCGTTAGCTGCAATGTATGAGAATTATGGAACATTACTGGACAGGGATTATGTAATAAGTGTTACAGGTAAGCAACAGAATAAAACATTCTCTGTTGTACCAATGGATAAAAATAAATTTAGAAATGAAAAGGCAAAACCTTTCAGTAAATCTGCATTGTTAAAGATTTTGGATAAGGCATATCCTGATGAACATTCTGAGTATTCAAAGAAACAAAAGGAAGCTGAAGATGAAGAGAAAATGGATTACTCTGAAATGTCAGCAAAGGAACTTTATAATCTTTGTGAAGACAGAGGTATTGAAGCTGAACCTAAAATGAAGCAGAAGTATTACATTGATCTGTTAAAAGAATATGATGAAGAAAAGGAAGATGATAATGATGGCTGGGATGATGAAGAGGAAGAATCGGAATCAAAATATGAAGGTAAGTCAGCTAAAGAACTTTATAAACTTTGTCAGGAAAGAGATATTGAAGCATTACCCAAAAAGAATGAGAAGTACTACATTAATTTACTTGAGGAAGATGATAAGACCCATGAGGATTGGGAAGATGATGAAGACTCAAGTGAAGATGAAGATGACGATTGGGAATAAAAAATAAATGGGAAGGCTTAGTCCTTCCCTAAATATTTAAGGAGAAAAAATATGAATAAAAATATAGTTATATTTGGGTGTGATAATTCAGGTAAAACTACTTTATCAAAATCATTAAAAGAAGCATTAGATATAAAATTAAAAGGATTATCTGAAGTTGAATATAAACATAGTTTAGGACCTAAAATAACTTTGGAACAACAAAAAGAATTTATGGAAGTAAATCTGGATAATGATTGTATAACAATATTTGATAGATTTCCTATAATTGAAGAAGCTGTATGTGGAAAGGTATTAAGAGGAGTTAATATTTATAATACGGGAAATTCTGAGGAAGATTATGATTATTTAAAATCCATATTTGACAAAGTGGATTTATTTATATTATGTTTTCCTGGTTTGTTTCAAGTTGTTAATTGGGGTGAACGAGAACAAATGGAAGGTGTCAAAGAAAATGTTATGGCATTAATAGATGGTTATTTTAAAATAGCTATAACAATAAAGGAAATGGGATATAATGTTATAGAATATAACTTTGACACAAATAATTCAGATATAATAAAAATAGTAAGGGAGATAACAAAATGAATATAACTCATGCTGTGGAAGAAAAAATTGAAGGTGATAAGTTAATTGCCATATTCAATAGACAAAAAGAACTTATGGAAAAATATCATGATATTGAGGCAAGAAGTGGATTGATGCAAACAGAAGATTGTCCTGTTAATTTGGATGATAAAAGAGGACAGGCTAGAATAAAAGATTTTAGCTGGAGAGTTATTGAAGAAGTTGGTGAAGCTTTAGATGCATTTGAACAAAATGATTTGCCACATTATTGTGAAGAATTAGTTGATGGTTTACATTTCTTAACAGAGTTAACAATATTAGCTGGATATGAACCTAATGAAATTGTGGAAGCAATGAATAGAAATGATATATCTGGTGATTACTTAGATAAGATATATAAAATAGCAATGGAGTTTCCTGGAACAATATCACATAAGGTTAGAGTATTGGTTATGGATTTGGGAATGATGTGTAACTGTTTAAAGAATAAGGCATGGAAACAAACCAATATGTTAACTGATAGGGAAAATTTTAAATATCAATTAGTTAAGGTTTGGAAGGATTATATTTCTTTAATGTCTACTGAAATGACCTCTATGGATATTGCTATGGTTTATTTAAAGAAGTCACAGGTTAATAAATTTAGGCAGAGGTCAAATTATTAATGAAGGTAAGAAAATATAAAAATTTTGATGATATGTTTTTGAAGTTAAACCAAGAGATTCTGTTGCATCCTTATGATATGTTGGATTATACAACAGGAACTCTTGGTTATATGGATAATGTATTTATTGCTTGTAAATCATGGGAATGTAATTTAGATTTAGGTAATTTTGGATATAAGAAAAATAAATGGTCACATTTACTTAAAACATATATTGATTATGATAAATTACTTAAATTTAAAAATGAATTATCAACAGCAACTGGATTAAGTTATACATTTAATTTTAATCAAAAAGAAATAAATAATGGAAGTTGTTTAATTGCTATTGTACTATCAAGGAAAGAACGTAAGAAGCCTTGGACAAAATGTAATGTAATATATAGAACAACAGAAATACAAAGACGTATGGCTGCAGATTTATGTTTAATTCATTGTTTTATAAAAGAACTTCCTGAATGTTGTGAAATAGATCGAGTAACATTTTATATGACACAAAGTTATATTCATGCTAACTTTATTAATGGATATTTTGATTACTTTGGTGTTAAATATGAAGAACTGGATAAAACACATCCTTGGACTAAAAGTTTATTAAATGCACATAAAGCTAATTATATGCCAGACAGTAGAATAACAACATATCAGAGTATGGCACGTATGCAGAAAATGGCATTAGGTATAACAAAGTTTGATTCAATTCCAATAGATATATTAAGTATAAAAGATTATTTTGAAAGGAAATGAAAATGCTGATAGAAAAATATAAAAACTTTGACGATATGTATTTAAATTTAAATCGTAAGTTTTTATTACATCCTGAAATAATTACTTCAGTAATGTCTGATTCTGGTTATGTTGAAAATGCAGTTATAGGTTGTAGGCATTATGATTGTACTTTAGATTTATCTACATTTGGATATACATTAAGTAAATGGGGACATTTATTAAAAACATATATCAATTATGAAAATCTACTTACATTTTATGAAAAGCTGCATAAAATATCTGGGGTATCATATACATTTTATTTTAATCAAAAGAAGGTTAATAATGGTAGTTGTTTAATATCTGTTGTATTAACACGAAAGAATAGAAATGCTAAATGGACTGGCATGAAAGTATTTTATCGTGTAACAGAAACCCAAAGAAGAATGGCTGCTGATCTTGTAATGTTAAATAGATTTATAAATGAATTACCTCAGGATATATGTGATATACAATCGGTAGTTTTTTATTGTGCTCAAATATATTGTAGTGCTAAATTTATAAATGGATTCTTTGATTATTTTGGTATATCAAGGGATGAACTTGATTATTCACATCAATGGATAAATCAATTAAGAAAAGATTATGAAAAGTATTTTCAGCCTGATAGTAAAATACATAGTTTTCAAACATTAGCACGTATGCAAAAATTATATTTGGGGTTGACAAAATACACTCCAATTGATATAAATAAATTATCAATAAAAAATTATTTTGAAAGTAAAAAATAAAAAGGAGGAAAATTAAAATGAGAATTTACATGAATTGGAATGAGGCATATGAGGAAATAAAAAGGGATTTGGCTGAAATGGGAATAGATGTTTTTCCTAAAACTATGCAGGATAAAAACATTGAAGGCAACCCTGATTATGCAACAAAGGAACTCCAAAATTATTGTTATACAATTCTCAATGCAAAATCGGAAGATGTTAAATCATACAGTATTCAACCTTGGGCTGATGCTGAATTTGAGGAAAGAATTAATCCAAGTGGAGATGTAAATCCTGGAAAAGCTTGGGAGCTTAGAAAAGATGTTTGGACTGAATATATGCATAATGGGAAGATGGCATATAGTTACAATGAAAGATTTTTCCGTAATAGACAAATTGAAAAGATTATTAAAAGACTTAAAGAAGATCATGACAGCAGACAGTTATGGTTGAGTGTTTGGGATTGTAATGAAGACCCTGATAAGTTAGGTGGTATTTCCCGTGTACCTTGTAGCTTAGGATATAACTTCCAATATAGGGAAGGTAAATTAAATATTCATTATGTTATGAGGAGTTGTGATTTTAATACACATTTCTGTAATGATGTTTACTTAGGTATTAAGTTACTGGAATATGTTGCTAAGGAATGTAACATGGAAGTGGGTAATTTCACTCATACAATGTTTAGTTTACATGTTTACAAAAAAGATATAAAAGGTGTGTTTTGATATTGACAAATTATTGTCTTTGTGATACAATATAATTGTAAAATAAATAAACCCTTTTAACAGGAGGAAAAGTAAAATGGAAAACAAAAAGACAATAATTGAAAAGATCAAAAAAATTATGGCATTAGCTGAAAACAATCCAAGTGAAAATGAAGCAATAGCTGCTGCATTAAAAGCACAAAAGCTTATGGCTGAGTATCACATATCTGAACAGGATTTGGGTGAAGAAATTACAGAAAGTAAAATTGATGGTCTCAGATGTGTTGTTTCAGGTAAGACACAAAAATGGAAAATATCATTAGCAATCATGTTAGCAAAGAACTTTAGATGTAGGGTATACTTAATGGGTAATGATGTTGTATTCTATGGATTTGAAGAAGATACAAAGATATGTCAGGAAGTATATTATTCATTATACAAAATAGGTGTTAAGTTATCCGATAAATTAAAAAGGGAAATGCGTAAGGAACATGGAACTGCTACTGGTGTAAGAAATACATTTTGTTCTGGATTTGTTGCTGGTGTTAAATCTGAATTAGAGAAACAATGTACTGCATTAATGATTGTAGTACCGAAAGAAGTAAATGATAAGTATAATGAAATGTCTGCTGGCTTTAGGGTAAGAAATACAAGCTTAAGGGTAGGCAATGATAAAAATATTTATGATAAAGGTTTCCAAAGTGGAAAGGATGCTATTAGGGCAAGAGGTATTGAGGGTAGGTTCTAATCCTACCCTTTTGTTTTAAAAGGAGAAAAAATGGAAGAAGTAAAAATATGCTGTATATGTGGCAAGGAAATAAAAAGTATTTTAGATTGTAACAATCCATACCCTGTAAGTGTTAAACCTGATGATGTATGTTGTCCCTTATGTAATGGTATGTTTGTTATACCTGAAAGAATAAAAAGACTAACAAATAGTAGGAGGTAATAATGAAAATAAAGAAAAAGGTTTATTATGATGAAATAGATAATGCTTATTGGAATGGTGTTAAAGCTGGAATAAATTTTGCACTACAAAATCCTAAGGATGCAGAACAATATAAAGATAATGTTGAACTTTTGAAAATAAAAGTTAAAGGTGCAATGAAAGTAATAAGTAAAATTACGGAAGCATTAAATAAAGCATTTATTGATAAGGAGTAATTATGGATTTATATAGGCGAAATATTAAGGAGGAGATTTAAAATGTGTGATCTTCACCGACATGATGAAAGTTCAATCTTCGATGGATTTGGTAAACCAATGGAGTTGGCTGAATTAGCTAAAGAGTTGGGGCATACAGCTTTGGGTATTTCAAATCATGGAAATACTAATAACTTAGTACAACATTATTTAGCATGTAAAGAAGTTGGTATAAAATCTATATTAGGGGTGGAAGGATATTTTATTCCAAAGTATAAACCACAACATAGAGGTTATCATTTATGTTTGTTTGCTAAAAATCATATAGGTTATCATAATTTAAATGTATTGCAATATGAAGGTGAGAAACAAAAATATTATAATCCAATATGGACATTTGAATTGTTAGAAAAATATCATGAAGGATTGATTTGTACTTCGGCTTGTATTGCAGGATATTTAGCACAATGTTTAAAAGATGATAAAAAAGAACAAGCAATAAAATATGTTAATAAAATGGTTGAAATATTTGGAGATGATTTTTACATTGAGATACAACCATATAAAATATCTGAACCTGGATTACAGGAAAAAGTAAATGTTGCAGCAATTAAATTAGCAAAGGAATTAGGTATTAAATGTATAATGACTTCTGATAGTCATAGGGGAAGGAAAGATGATTTCCCAACATATTTAAAAATGCATGAAATTGCTGGACATGATCTGGAACACATTGAAGAAACATATAAAGAAAGATATATGCCATCAGATGCTGAGTTAGGTAAAAGGTTTGTTTCAATGCATGGTAAGGATTTTAATAATGCAAAGGAATTAGCCAAATCAATGTTAAGGAATTTAAAGGAAATTGAAAATAAAGTTGAGGAAGATATATTTAAAGATCTACAACAAACACTTCCTAAATATGATAAAGATTCTGATGGATTGTTGAAACGTAAAATAAAAGAAGGATTATTAAAAAGAGGTAAGTGGACAAATAAACATCCTGAAACAAAATTAGATTATATATCCAGAGTAAAGGAAGAATATCATGTAATTAAGGTTTTGGGATTCCAAGATTATTTCTTGATTGTTGCGGACTATGTTAACTGGGCAAAGTCACAAGGAATATATGTAGGTCCTGGAAGAGGTTCTGCATGTAATTGTTTAATTGCTTATGCATTAGGTATAACTGAAGTTGATAGTTTATTCTTTGGTTTGGATTTCCGTAGATTTTTACGTGAAGATAAAAAGAAAATGCCTGATATTGATATTGACTTTGAAACAAGTCGAAGGCATGAAGTTATTGAATATGTAATAAATAAATATAGTGGTAAGACTGCACGTATAGCTTCATATGGTTTATATAAGGTTGATAATTTAATAAATGATCTAGCAAAGGTTTGTGGTTTGCCAATAACAAAAGATGTTGATGAAAATGTGGCAAATGAAAATAAAAAGGAAATTGCTGCAATAAAGAAATTGTGTAATAAATATATTGATGAAGATAATAATTTGGATTCAATGAGTTTATTAATGTCAAAAGAAGCAAATATGTATAATGAGGATTATGATAATATAATCTTACATTTTACAAAATTGTTTAAGAAGTTACGTTTCATTGGTACACATGCTGCAGGTGTTGCTGTTACTGGTGGAGATATATTGGATTATACTTCATTAAGGATTGATAAATCTGGAGACATATATACTAACTATGATCTTAATGATATGGAGAATATTCATGTAATTAAGTTTGATATGTTAGGTTTAGGTACAATGGAGGAGATAGGGGAATTAAGAGAAACAACTGGAAAACAATTTGTGTATGATAAAATTGTTAATGACAAAAAAGTTATGGAACAATTTAGTAAAGGAAATACATTAGGGATATTCCAGTTTGATAAAAAAGCTGTAAGGGATATATTAGAAAGAATTAATTGTGATTGTTTTGATGATATAGTTGCAGCTAATGCTATGAATAGACCAGGACCATTAAGTTTAGGTATGCCTGATATGTATGCTGAAAATAAAATGAATTTGGAAGAAGCAAAATCAAGTTTGTATTATGAGTATACAAAGGAATCATATGGAACAGTAATATATCAGGAACAGATACAACAGATATGTGTTAATATTGGAAATATGACTTGGGGTGATGCAGATAAAGTTATGAAGATGATTGGTGGTCAATCACAATCTGCTGATGCTAAAGCTGAATTTGAAAGAACTAAAAAGGAAATGCATGATAAGTTTGTATCTGGGGCAAAACAAAATGGATTGACAAAAGATCAAGCTGAAGAAATGTTTAATACTATGTTAGTATATTCATTTAATAAAGGTCATGCTTGTGGATATAGTCTTATATCTGTTGAAGAGATGGCATATAAAACTTACTATCCATCAGAATTTTGGTTCGCAAAAATAAAATATGCTCCTACTGAAGATGATTATGATAAGTTCTGTAGTTTGGCAACAAAAGATGGTTCTGTTGTATTTTTACCACATATTAATTATTCCGATACAAAAATGAAATTAAGAAAAGTAGATGGGGAAATGTGTTTACAAAGGGGCTTATCTGAAATAAAAGGAGTTGGTGAAAAAGCTGCATGTGAAATAGTTGCTGAAAGGGAAGCCAATGGAATATTTAGATCATATGATGATTTCTATGATAGATGTAAATCTCGTGTGGTAAATGAAAAAGTAATTAGGTTGTTACGGGAATATGGGGCAACAGAATTTAGAAAAAATATTTATATTAATAGAGTTACAAAATATAATAGTTCATTATTAGGAAGGGATTTTAAATGATCTGGGTTAAAAAACAGGTTAATGTAAATTATAAAGATGATGGACATAATATGAGGAAAGCTAAGTTCATTACATATTTTGATGATGTTAAAAACACAAAGAAATATGTAGTGAATACTGGCTACCATGATATGTGGGTTTCAAAAGAAGAAGGAAATAAAATATATAAAGATGTTGTAACTGTTGGCAAAAGAAATAATTATTGTATGAGGGTAAATATAATATGATTGAAAGTAATTACATTTCTAAATTTGAAATAAAAGTTATAAGAGATAGAGATCATTTAGTTTATTGTGTAAATGGAGAAGTTGTACAAACTAGTGATTGTAATGAATATATTGAAACTATCAAGGAAATAACAAATGAGTTAATTGATAGATATGGGGAAGTTGATATAGTAATAAAGATGAGGTGATTCTATAAATAGTATTTTAGTTTTAATTTTAACAACTGTGAGTATTTTATCAAATCCTGTTATGTCAGATAAAATTCCATTTAATGAAGAATCATTAATTAAAATAAATACAACAGCTTATTGTACGGGAACAATAACAGCTACTGGAAAAGAACCAAGAGTTGGCATATGTGCAGGTAAAAAGGAATGGCTTGGTAAGTTAATATTTGTATTTGAAGATGATAATGGTAAACCTGGTAAATTTATAGGTTACTGGGAATGTGAAGATACTGGATTTGGTTCTGATAAGGATGGGGATGGAATAGGTACTATTCAAGAAGGAAAAGTAATTGATATGTATTTTCCTACATATGAAGAATGTGTAGAGTGGATGAAATTAACTAAAGGCAAAATATATATTGAAATACGGGAAAAATAAAATATTGACAAAAATAGCTAAAAATGATATAATGTAAATGTAAAATAAAAAACCACCAAAATAGGAGGGAATTTGCTATGAGAATTTGGCACAAAAATTTAATAGTTGTTTTACCAGAAAAACAATTAATAGCCCAATGGAGAGAATTATGTTGTATCGTAAAAAACATATCTGATAAAGGTACACCTAATCATTTATTGGTAAATAAGGTATTACAATATCCTATGTCGCATTTAATATATTATACTGATATTGTGTTATATGAAATGCGAAAAAGAAATTATAACATCTCTGAAGGTTCATATTTAAAGTATGTAAGTAATCTAAATGATTCAAAAGATAAATTTAATAATGATGGTATTCCTTGTTTAACATTTGATGATCTATTCAAGGGTTGGCATAATGAAAGATATATGCGTCAATGTTTTTACAATTTACAGGAAAAGTATGATTGTGGTGGTATTAAAAGATGTGAGTATATTGATGTATTAGATGCTTTTACAAATGATGCTGTCACAACTAAAAAGGAGGTGATATAATGGCAAGGATTAAAATTAATAGTTTAAATTATAACAGGGAAGGTATGGCAAGAAATAGATTTACTAGAACACCATATTATTTGGTTTATAAGGATAAAGTAAAAAATGTGGAAAATAAAAAGTTTGAAGAAATGTTAGCAAATAGTTGTGCAAAGTATATGGAGAGTTAAAATGGATATAGGAGAAATTATAAAAACATATGGTAAGAATGATTACATGGATATGAATATCCCTGGAAGAATATTTCATATATCTCAAATGGAGTATCATTTATTTGATGATACAACAAGAGTTCCTGTTTCAGAAGATGGTGTTTTAATTGGATATGTTAAATTAAAAGGAGATTATACAAAATGAAAGTAAATATTTGTGGAATACCTCATAATGTAGTTGAATTGGAAGATAATTTTGATGCAGATAAACATTTTGGTATGATTGATTATATTAATACTAAAATAACAATAAATAAAAATTTATCTCCTAATTTGAAAAAGAATGTGATAATGCATGAGATGCTTCATGGCATGTTAGTTCATTTAGGATATACTGAATTAAGTAATGATGAAATATTTGTAAATAGTTTAACTTCAGCTTTGGCAATAGCATTTGATTTAAAAAATGAAGGAGTGAGAAAAGATCGAAGTTGTGATAGTTGTAAATATATGGAAGTAAGTGAAGATTCAGAACCATGTATAAAATGTTGTAAGAATTATACAAGTGAATGGGAGGCAATATGATAAGGAAATCTAATTTAATTGGTGAATTAAAATTTTGTAAGGAATTAATTGATAGATTAATAAAATATGCTGATGAAAATTATTCAGATACTCATTCCTATGGTTCAAATCATACTCCAATACAAAACGATATAAAAAGAGTAAGAAGGGAATTGAATGAAATTAGTAAAAAGTTAAATTGGAATTATGAAGGGGATTAATATGAAGAAGGTATTATTATCATTATTATACACTTTGATGATTTTTGCTATATTGTTAGGAGTAGGAGCTATAACGTATTACTTTCCTTATGTTGTTATGGGTATTATTCTTATTATAATTGCTATTGTATTATACATTTTAATTTTTAATACAATTGATGATAATGATGATTATTATGAAGGTTGGTAAGAATATGACTCCAATGATTGAAGGATTTTTATTATTTTTAATTGAATTAACCTTTGTGACAATTGTAGGTTTAATATTTATAATACCTGTAATAATAATATTGAATATTAATAATTGGATTATTAAAAAGATAAAGGAATATAATAGGAGGAAGTAATGGCAACGCATGTAATTATACCAGAATTGAATCTGAAAAATATTATTGCCGAATCAAGAGAAGTAGCACAAGCCTTAAATGAGTTTGCCGACAATCTTGAAAACATAGAAAAGAAATATGCAGAACCACAGGAAAGTGAGACTGAGCAAGGTTTGAGTTATGCAGACCAAGATACATTGATGTCAGCTACATAAGTAGGAAGTGAGGAAAAATGAACGTAAGACAATATAAGAAAAAGACAAAGAAGTATATTGAGCAACTTAAATCTGATAATGATTTTATGCGAAGAATAATTGCAAACAATCCTACAATGCAGGAATTTTATGATGTGTATACTCAGCCATTAAAAATGATTAATAGTAATATAGTTCAATTTAAAGAGTATAGGGCAATGCGATATTTACCAGATGATGTATGTATTTCACTTTATTTAAAACGGGAAATAGCAAATGAATTGTGTGATATTATTAAACATAATATTGTTTATGAAATTGATAATAAATGTAAACCTCCAATTGTTACAGGAAGTATTTTTATAGGAAGAAAGTGAGGAATAGATATGATAAGGATAAATTGGAATAATGTAGATAAACAGGATATAGCAAAGTCGGTAGTATTACTTGACCTGTTTACTAAAACCTATTGCAGATTTCAGAATGACTATGAGAGGTTTGATGATTTGAAATTTAGATGTGAGGAATGTCCTTTTAAGAAAGAAAATGGAGACTGCTTGATAAAGTCATTCAAAAATAAATATGCACCAAATTATAAAGATTTTGGTTGTATGGGGGATTTATAAGAAAGTGAGGAATCAGATGCAGATAGTAATTGATATACACGAAAAAGACTATAAGTCAATACTGAATAGAGGGTATGTTTCTAGCGGAGCATTTTATGCAATTATGAACGGTAAACAACTTCCGAAAGGACATGGAAGATTGATAGATGCTGATGCCTTACCATTAAATGCTATTGATGATGCTAATCATGGAAGTAATTATATTAGAATTGCTCCCACAATTATTGAAGCAGATAAGGAGAATACATAATAATGGACATAGTGATAAAAGTAATATTAGGTGCATTTATAGGATGGATGTTGGGGTTTTTTGTTTCTGCACTTATTGTATCTAATACATATAAGAAAGAACAACCAACAGAATATCAACATCATGTCCTTGAACAACAAGGTATGAATTATTGTCCTTATTGTGGAGAAAAATTAAAGGAGAGTGAGAATAAAAATGAGTCCAATTGAAAAACAAAAAATTAATGAAATAGGAATAGGCATGGATAATGAACAAAAGGAGGAAATAATAAAAACATTTCCAACACATATTCTTATGAATGAAATATATAGAAGGAATACTTTAGTTGAAGAAATATTTGGTAAGTTATTATTTGAGGTAAGTAAAATAAATGAGAACTCTACTATTGATGATATGGAAGAGGTTATAAATGTTTGTAAGAATATATTTAAGGAGAATGATAATGGATAAAAAAAATCTTTCTGATTTATATGAAAATGATGATAACTTTAAAGGATATGTAGATAGATATTGTGAACAAAGGGGAATTGAAAAAGAAGAAGCGTTTAAACATGCAATAGTTAATGATTATGCTGATGATATTTTAAATCCTTCAAAAGATATGGATTGGTATTTAAACAATAAAGATGTTTACAAATAGAAAAATTTGTGATATAATAAATTGAAAGGAAAAATAAAAATGGCAAAAACAGATAAAACAAAAATAATTGCTTTGTGTAATTCGATAAATAAAAAAGAAGGGGAAGGTTCAATATATTCAATAGGTTCAGAACATGCCAATTTAAAAATAAATAGATGGACAACTGGTATTGAAGACTTAGATGCTATAATTGGTGGAGGTATGCCTGAGGGAAGGGTTATAGAAATATATGGTCCTGAAAGTTCAGGTAAAACAACATTGGCTTATCATTTATGTGGACTTCATAATTTATGTTTGGATATTCCTATTGAAGGAACATTTGATGAAGAACGGGCAAAGGTATTTGGTAATAGACCAAAACAAATGTTAGTATATAGAGCAAAATATGGGGAAGATGCATTTAATAAAATAATACAATTTGCAAAAGCAGGAATACCACTGATAATTGTTGACTCTGTGCCGAGTATGGTACCTAAGGAAGATGCGGAGAAGGTAATTAAATCCGCTGAAAAGGATTCCATTGAAGAACAAAGAATTGGTGGTATTCCTCGCTTGTTTAATAAATACTTACCAAGCATTGAAGAGATAATTGAAGTAACAGGTACAACAATTATTTTTATAAATCAGGTAAGAGATAAAATTGGGGCTATGATGTTTGGTGAAAAAACAGATACACCTGGTGGACATAAACTTAAACATTCTGCATCAATAAGAATACAAGTGGCAAGAAAATCATGGATAGAAATTCCAAATAAAGACCCAAGGAATTCTGCAACAAATAAAGCAGTAGGGTTGATTATGAAATGTAAAGTTGTTAAATCAAAAGTTTGTAATCCAAGGGGAGAATGTGAAATACCTTTATTCTTTGATAGAGGGTTTGTTTCATTTGATGATGTAAAACCTATTAGGGATGAACTTATGGAAAAGGAAAGGAAAATGTTTAGTAAACGAAGTCAAAAAGATTTAGATAATTGGGAGGATGAAGATGGAGTATAACTTTATTTGTTATGGTAAAGTAAAAAATAATCCAACATTAAGATGTATAAATTGTCCTGATCTAATTTGGTGTCAATATGAAAAAGAAAGAATTGAAAAATCCGTAAAGGAGAATGAAAATGAAGAGGTTGAGGATAAGTAAAAAACAATATTATTTACAAATGGCAAAGGTTGCATCTTTAAGAAGTACATGTTTGCGAAGATGTTATGGTTGTGTTATAATAAACAATGATGAAGTTGTGGCTACTGGTTACAATGGAAGTCCAAGGGGTGAAACAAATTGTTCTGATACAGGAATATGTGAAAGACAATGTGAAGAACACAATTCAGGTAACTATGGAAATTGTAAAGCAGTACATGCAGAACAAAATGCAATGTTATCTGCAAGTAGAGCAGAAATGCTGGGAGCAACAATGTATTTATCAGGTTTTGAATATATAAATGGAATACCTCAGGATATAGAGGATTGTGAACCTTGTCCTATATGTATGAGAATGATTCAAAATTCTGGTATAACAAAAGTAATAAATCAAAAAGGAGTTGTCTGGGAAAGAAATGGGAATAATTGATAGTATTAAGAAAGACACTGCTAAAAATGGTTCAAAGATACAAACATCAGAAGAACAAAAATTGGAAGCCATTTTAAATAAAATGTTTTTCTTGGATAAAAAAATAGATGAAGAAACAAAATTTGTTAAGACAGTTATGACAAGAGGTGCAGAAGATACTGAACGTAAAGGATTACATGCATCTGCCATGATTGAAGAAGGGAAACAATTTTGTATAAGACAACAGGTTTTAAGTTTAATATTCAAACAGTTACAAGGGGAACAATTACCTGTTGGTTTGAAAAGAATATTTGAAGAAGGAAATGCCATACATGAGAAATGGCAAAGAATGTTTATAAGAGCTGGTTATGCTAAACCAAATACTCTGGATAGAACAAGGATTGATGAAGAATATATGTTATCATATACACCTGATATTGTTTGTAGGATTCCAGAGTTTTTTGATGGTGCAATGATTGTAGAAATTAAATCAGTAAATCCTTTCCAATTTAAGAAAATGACTTCACATCCTAAAGCAAAGAAACAATTACAATTCTACATGAATAGATGTATTGAAGCTGCAAAAAAACAAGGTAAATGGAATGGTAAGGATTATACAAAAGGTTTTGTATTGTGTGAAGACAAAGGAACACAGGACTTTAAAGTATTTGTATATGAATATGAACCTTTACTTATATCTAATGTTGTTGAAAGATGTGAGGAAGTAAAATATTATTATGATTTATTTATGACTGAAAATAAAATGGTTAAACGTCATGAGAATTGTAAATCATATGATTGTGAAAGAGCTAGTAAATGTCCTATGAAAGATGCATGTTGGAATAAAGGAATGGGAAGGATTAAATTAGATGGAAAATAAAAAGAACATGAAAGAAATAATGAAAGAAAGGCATTATGATTTAGTTGGGTTAGAAAACAATAATCAATATACTTTCCTAAATGAAGAAAAACATGTTATATGTATTATAAATACTGTAACTAAAAGATGGCATTTAATTTATACAAATAAAAATATATGTGGTTATTTGGATAGTGGAGAGTTTGGTAACTACATGGATGATTTATTATTTAATAAAGTACAATCAGAATTTATGTTAGGGGTAGAACAATTAAGTAAATTAGATAATGTAATAACAATGAATTCTTATCAGGAGTAAATCATGGAATGTCAAAAAACTAAATGTGATAAAAAACAATGTGAATATTTTTCAAAATCTAAATTTGCTTTAAATCCACAAGACTTTAATGTAAAGAAATACAATATATTAACAAATGAACATTGTTTATTAGAAACAATAAATAAAGAAAAGGTAAAATTATATGGGTAATAAAATTGTAATAGGAATAGATCAATCCTATAAAGATACAGGTATTACAATAGGATATAATGGTAAGATAATGAACTGTATGCATTGTTATACAGAAAACCTTAAAAATAATAGTTTTAAACGTAAAGAATTAAAACTTATGTTGTTTCAAATATTTGAAATGGTTTTTGATAAATCCAGAAAATTAAATGCTGATGTGATTGTTATAATAGAACGTATTCGATTACAATCCCAAGGATTCCTTAATATAGATTATATTAAATCAATTGGAGCTTTAAATGCTTTAATTGTAGACACAGCTTTTGGATATAACTTTCCTGTTTATTCTGTAGATACTAGGGCATGGAAATCTTCTGTTATAGGTAATTCAAAAGGAATGTCAAATCCTTATGGTATTGATGAAAAGAAATTCCCTACAATCCTTTGGTGTATCAAACATGGTTATAAGAAATATATCATTAACTATGATATTGGTAAACGTAAGAAAGGTGTAATAAATAATTCATATACTTATAATGATAACATTGCTGATTCTATTGGTATATGTTTATATGGTTTTAAATCAAACCAATTATTAAAGCCTGAGCATTGATAATAGCCCCATTTAAGCCTTTGTTACCCATTCCCTTCATATTTCCCCATTGGAAATTTATAAGCCCTTAAATGGGGCTATAACAATGTCACAGAGGTATATCCAAAATGTAACTAATTAACAATTTTAATAAAAACAAACGAAAACAATATGTTGTATAATTTTTTATTGACTAGGATATACCTTTGTGATATAATAAAATTAAATAAAACCAAAGGAGGTAAATACATATTATGGTAAAATCATTATTGTTATTAGATGTTTGGAAAGGTCAAATAAAAACAATTACTATTAAGGAATTTGAGGATTATTACAAGTATTTAAACTGTGATTGTTTTGATATTGTCACACGAAGAATTGGCAAGCAAAATTTATACTTTGACATATTTTGTGATGATGAAGGGCTATTAAAGTTACATATACCTACAGCTTTTAATACAAAAAATCAAACAATGTTAGTTGGAAATTTAATATTTAGTAAGACAGATAATGAAGGTGAAACAATTAGTTTAACACCTGAAGAAATTAAATATATTAAGGGTTACATTAAGAAAGTAAAAATACCAGAAAATAACCATTTATTTAATGAATTAGGTATAAAAAACTATGTATTTTTAACATAATGTAATTATTAATTATTATTGTATAATTACTATTGACTTATGTTATATTATGTTATATAATAATTATATAAAAAAATAAAAAAGAAAAATAAATAAAAAGAAAAAAACAAAAAAATAAAGTGAGGTATAAAAATGGCAATTAAAATGCGAATTAATGAAAACACACTTAGTACTTGTGAAGAATGCAACATGAAATACAACAATGTAGAGATTATGTATGACATCTGTATTGTTGATACAAAATTTACTTTGTGTAAAGATTGTTGTGATAAAATATTTAGAAAGATTTTAAAAGCAGAATGTTTGTGGAATGGTAAAGTAAAAAACAAACAGGATATGGAAAGAATAAATCGTGTAAGATTAAGAAAATCTCCAAAACTTACTGTTGAAGAAAAAAAGGAACCTGAATGTTATGGTACTTTTGTAAAACAACAGAAATGTAAAAAATGTGATTTTAATAAAGACTGTAAAGAAGTATGGCAAAATTCAGGATGGGAAGACTAATGAAAAGAAGTACAAAGTTTTACAGAAAAAATGAAGCAGAGGTTATGCAACAATTAGGTTTGAAACCTACACCAAATTCTGGCAGTGGTTGGATAGTGAAGGAAGACGGACAAAATGAACAATTGATCTGTCAATTAAAATCTACAGATGCACAGAGTATTAAAATAAATCAAAAGGATATAAGAATATTAGAAGCTAATGCTTCAATATCCCATAAGCTTCCAATATTTGCTATTCAGTTTTTAAATACTGGTGAGATTTGGTTAATGGCAAGACCAGAAGACTTCCATGACATATCAAATGTTTTAAAGGGTGAAGAAATACAATCAGATAGATTTGATGTAAAAGAATTTGAAGAAATGGAAGTTAAACCAAAAAGAATTATAAAATCCTCAGGTAATGCAAGAGAACAATTCCATGAGGAGTTAAATAAAAAATATGATAAAACAAAATATGCAAAATAAGGAGAAATAAAATGGCACAGTTTAAAATAAAAGAAGTTGTAAAATACAATGGTCATAAGGTAAAAGCAAATGGAACTGTTGATTTAGGTTTTAAGGCAATGTATTCTGAAATAACTAATTCAATGCAGTTACTACAATTGCTAAATAATGATGTTAGAATAAAAGTTAAACTTCCTGGAAGTAAACCAATGGACATTGGAATGTTTAGAATAGCAAAAGTCATATTTGATGATGATGGAGAAAGTGTTTTAAACTTCACAACCTTATCTGATTATGTTGAAATGGATAATCTTAACAAATTGGTAGGGGCAGAAGAATTTCAAATGTTGATGGAATCCAATGTTGAGTTGGAGGAGGAATCGGAGGAGTGAAATGGCTAAAATGGAATATACTGAACTTTCCTCTGCAAATATACAGGATAAAAGGGATTTGGTAATTTCTGAATATTCTAGGGGTGGATTTACATTAGCCCAGAGATTAATTGTGGAAGAAGGAAATAAAAAGACAGGCATGTATATGAAAAACTCTATACATGTGGATAATGTGGATAACTTAATAAATTTACGTGATGCATTAAACATTGCAATTGAAAAAATTGAAAAAAATCAAAAATAAATTAATTTTACCATTGACATTACCCAACTATTGTGGTATTATTAATTTGTAAATAAAACCAAAAGGCTTTAATGCACAGCCAATTAAAAATGTCAAAAATAGGAGGAAAAAGAAATGGCAACAAATTGGAGTTTATTTGAAGGAGCAAAAGCTATATTAGCAGGAGATCAGGCTGCAATCGCAGAATTGGGAAAGAGATTCCCTAACACAACTGTTGCAATTGCACAGATGGGAAACAACGAAGGAGCAATGAAGATTTTTGGTGCTCTTCCCGTACATGTAACAATGCGTAAGGTTGAATCAAGTTTTAAGGGTGACATTGACACAGAGGATGCTGATGTTGATACAGATGCAGAAGTTAATGATACAGAGGATGAAGTTGAGGATAAGCCTGTAGCAAAGAGAGGACGTAAGGCAAAGGCTGCTGCTAAATCTGATGATGAGAAGAAGGCTGCTGCAAAGGCAAGACGTGAAGCTCGTAAGGCAAAGAAGCAGGCTGAAGCTGAGGCAGAGGAACCTGATGTTGATGAGGAAACAGGTGAAGTTGATTATTCAGCAATGAACGCTGTTGAACTCTTCAAGGAGTGTAAGAAGCGTGGCATTAAGACACAGCCCAAGCAGAAGGCATCTGAATATATAAAGCTTCTTAAGGCTGCTGATGAGGCTGCTATGGAAGTTGAAGATGAAGCAGATGAAGATGATGGATGGGATGATGAGGAAGAGGATGAGCCGATTCCTGCACCCAAGAAGGCTGCAAAGAAGGCACCTGCTAAAAAGGCAAAAGCTGCAGTAGAAGAAGATGAAGATGATGATTGGGATATCTAATTAGATATTTCTAATATGGCTAAAGGAGTAATGGTAGTTGAGGATTCTGCCATTACTCCTATTGACTATAATGGGTAAGTAAAATGAAAGTAAAAGATATACTGCAATGCAACTGGTCTTCGGTAGCAGGAAAAAGAACTATCCAAAAGGCTCTAAGGAAAGTAAAACCATTTGCTAAATATCCAATTGATGAAGAGATTGAATTTGATAAATTAGAAAAAGCAATTCTTATTTATTGTAAAAAATATAACATGAATTTATCCTTTTATTTTTTAGGAGAAAGATTTCATGGTTATATTGAATCTTTTAAAAGTCATAAAACGATTGTAGCTGTTTATGGTTATTCAATGTATGAGTTGTATTGTAAACTGGTTATTGCTATGTATGACATAGTTTTGAGGGAAGCTTATTAATGTTATTAAAGATGTATACTGATGGAGCTTGTTCTTCAAATCCAGGTCCTGGTGGTTATTCTGCTATTATTTGTTGTAAAGATAAAATCATTAAACAATCAGGTTTTGAAAATAATACTACAAATAATAGAATGGAACTTATGGGTGTTATAAAAGGAATTGACAAAGTTCTGGAATTGATTTACCAAGAATGTTTACCAATAAACATAATTGAAATTAATTCAGATAGTGCTTATGTTGTAAATGCTATAAATCAAGATTGGATAAATGTGTGGAAGAAAAATAAATTTAAAACTACACAAAACAATGATGTAAAGAATGTTGATTTATGGAAAGCCTTGGATAAACAAATTGAGGAATTAGATTTCATTAATGTAAAATTAAAATTTGTAAAAGTAAAAGGTCACAATGGAAATTATTTCAATGAGATGGCTGACAAAATAGCTAAAAATGAAATAAAGGAAAATAAGTGAGGAAAAAGTAAAATGTCAAATTATTCTGAAAAGGTATATGAAATAAGTTTTTCAAATAAGGTTTCTAAGGATGCTTATTTGGAGGCATGTAAATGGTTAGCTTTAAATGTTTATGGTACACCATTAGCTCAATGGATTACTGTAAAGATTACAAAGTTTAAAAAGAAAAAAGAAGATCCTACATTTATTGTGGAATTATTTGCTACAATAAATGAGGATGAAGTAAAAAATAGTTTTTGTAAGAAATGCAAACAAATGTATACAATATTTTATAGTATTGATAAACCAAGATGTGAAGAATGTAAAATGTTTTTATACAGAAAAGCTTTAAAAGATCAAATGAAATTTATTGAAGAAAAATGCAAGGAGGTTTTAAATGAAGGTAATATTTAAAACAATAAATGAATGTTTTAAAAAGTGTAAAGAAAATCTCCCTATAATTCTGGATTTGATATTTCTGATTGTAACATATATAATTCTAAAATATAGTGTTGAAGAATGGTATAAGAACTTTATAGGTTTGGCAATATTTTATATAATAATAACATTTTTGAAATTGGTAGAAAAAACTTATGGTAAGAATAGTTTTCCTATGGTTGAAAAAAGATTTACCAGAAAATTGGATGATGAGGTTATTGTTATAAATAAAAAAGATTGGCAGGAAGCTGTATTATATTTGAATCAAATAGAAGATTATTTGGGAAAGGTATGATGTTAAAGTCTCCTACTAAATATGATGTTAAAGTCTCCACCTAACTATACAATAATATGATTATACATATAATTGGAATATATGAAGTTGTATTTTTGTATAAGTGGAAATTGTATGATATATAAAATCTAATATAGAAAAAATAATAAATAGGTTGCTATTGATAAATATACATGTTTTGCTATAAATCTATTTTATAGAAAAATTATGTTATGTAAAAAATTATTCCTCACTTTGATTTTATTACAACTTCCCAATAGCAACCTATTTCATATATATAAAAAGAATAAATATAATATAAGAATAATTAGGGAAAGCGTATGTATGTATATATTAGTGAAAACGTGTATGTGTTCTAATATAATCTAATGAAAGGTAAGATCAGGTGAATATCATGTGTTATTCTTACCTGTCAAATTGCCCCATACAGGACCTTATAAAGAACAGGTGTTACCGAATACCTTTGAAATAAAATAACGCCTGTATGGCTCAAATACGCAACCTCAGGCCTATATATAATATACATAACATGTATTATATAATATATTTGAATTGTATTATTATATATAATTAATATATGTTTAGATAAAAAAGTGATTGACAAATAAAGCAAAATGTGATATTTTGTAATAAATCAATCACAAAATAATAAAAACGGGCAAAAAAGTTTAAAAATTTTAAAAAATCCCTTTGACATTTAGGTTTAAATGTGATATGATTTGATTGTAAACAAAAACAAACCACAAATTTAGGAGGTAAATGTTATGGCTAACACAAAGGTAAAAGCTAAGGCAACTGTAAATGTAAATCCGTTAATGGAAACAATTAAGAAATATCATATTTCCGAGGTAAATGGAAAATATGCAATTTCTAAAAATGAATTTGAGGAAATGGAAAATGACCTTCCCGAGGGATATACCATTAAGGTTAATTCCAAAACGGGTGAAACTGGAATCTGTCATAAGGAAAATGGCAAAACAGTTTTGGATATGAAGTTAACCATTATTGAAACAAAGAAAGCAACACGTAGAGGAAGGCCTACGGGAACAACAAACCAGAATAAACCGCAGGAACAGAAACAGGAACAGAAAAAGGAAAAGAAGGTTACATCAAATTCAGATGTAAACCACAAATCAAAAGGGGATGGCTACATTATTCTGTATAAGCCATCAGGTAAAAAGGAACAGAAAATTACAAATATGAAAACATGTGCAGAAATTAAGGCATGGCTTAAGACAATTTCCAGAAAGCAAACTGAATATCTTAAGATATATGATTCTGCAAATCGTGAATGTAGAAAATCTGCATGGATAGGTGCTTAATTTCATCTGGCGTGTTTCTTCTCTTACTGGCTCCAGTGGGCAAACTGCCCACTGGTAGTTAGTATATAACCATCTCTAAGTGAAGAAGTAATATCTGAGTTGTTGTATCAATTAATTCAGAATATGAAGAGTAACAAGAATGGAAAATAAAAAAGTTTATAAAATATGTTGACAAATAAAGGTTTTTATGGTACAATTATATTGTAAACAATAAATAAACGATTTTTAATCGGAGGGTGAAAATATGAAAATTAGATTAGAAGAAATATCCAATTTAGGAGAAAGAATGTCCACACCTAAGGGTTTTGAAAATTTCTTGTGTGACATTGAAGAATCATATGATTTTGAAGATGTTAGAAATGAAATAACATTGGATTTTAAACATGTGATTAATGAATGGCTTTTAACAGCAATACAGGTTGGATTCTCACGTGAGATATTATCCATTGACTACGGATATTCCTCAGAGGTAATAGATATATTAGAAAATTACAAAGATAAGGAATTGGAGGTAGAATTATGATGGATGGAAGATATATAAAGCTCAACGAAGAACCAATTGAGATTGAAAATTTTATAGATGAAATGAAGGAAGACGAAGAATCCGTATTTGGATTTACTTGGAATGATGAAAGATATTATTTGGAAGATTTTGTAAGATGCCATAATAATCCTTGGGTATCAGATAATTATCCAGAATATATACATGGATTTTCTCATAGGATGTGTTATAATCCATTGTTTATAGAATTAATATCAGATGAAGCTGTAAATGTATATGAATACAAGGAGGGTGAAGAATAATGGAAAAATCTTATTCAAGAGAAGAAGCAATTGATATTGTAAAGGAATATTTTGAAATAACAGAAGAGAAAGCAATACAGATAATTGATAGAAATGATTTTTCAGATAAAGCTATTGCCAAAATGGAGTGGGTAGTAAAACTATTAAGAGCGATGGAAAATGATGAGAATGATTCCAGATTAAATACAAATCTTTATGAAAGAAGAAAGGCTCAGGTTTATGCTACAGGAAACAGATGGGCTATAGAAAATTTCAATGCAACTCATTAAAAAAGTTATAAAAACGGGTTGACAAATTATTCTTTTTATGATATAATTAATACATAATAAAAAATGATTTTTAATCAATGGAGGTAATCTTATGAAAAAAATACTTATTTTAGCTTTAATATCAATCCCGTTAATATGGGGTTATAAGAAACAATTAGGAATGAATACATTTTATCCACAAACTGGAATTGTGAAAAATGTAGATTACGAAAATAATCTTGTAACATTTGAAGATTTCAATGGTAATATTTGGGAATTTTCTGAATGTGAAGATTGGATGGAAGGTGACATTGTTTCTGCAATCATGTATAACAATCTTACAAAGAAATCCATATATGATGATAAAATTGTAAGTTTAAAATATTCAGGTTATGTTGAATAAATGTTTTTATGGAGGTGAAGAAAATGAAAAGATTTGTTGTAATCATAAGAACAATAAAAGATCAGAAATTAAAAAATCCCATTGTAAGGATTGAAGAAAGATATATAGAACATTCATGGGAATCAGATGAAGAATGTGGAAATATCTATAATGAGATAAAAGAAGAATTTGATTTATTAGATTCAGATGATGTAATTATATTACCAGAAAATAAATTCCAAAGGGAATCACAGATAAAGAAAAATGAATCCATGTCACAATTCTTAGGAAGGAAATTGTTACCCAAAAAAGTTTAAAAAGTTTCATAAAAACCATTGACAAATGTTTTCTTACATGTTATAATATAATTACAATAAAACAAAAAAATCATTTTTCAATGGAGGGATAAAAAAATGAAAAAATACAGATTTATGTCATTAACAACTGGTGAAATTGTAGAAAATATTTTGGATGTTTTGAGAACAATAATTGTAAATTATAAAAGGTTACATTTCCTGGATTTAAGATGGGAATATAACAGAAATGGTTTTTAAGGAGGGTGAGAAAATGTTAAAGATTAATTTAAAAGATCACAAAAGTTCACAATGCCATATTGAGTTTGAGAAACATCATGATAATTGTGATAATACAGATAGAATTAATTTATGGTTTGTGTCATATGTTACTGGAGTTATACATGCATATGAAGAACCAGTGGAAACGGAAACTCCAAGAGGTTTCAGAATTGAATGTACGGGAACTTATTCTCCAACAACAAGAAAACAAATTGGATGGTTTTTGAAAGAATATTTCCCACAGTTAAATTATTATGATATGAAAGAAATTGTTCCGTGTGGAGATTTTATAATTTCAGAAATGGATAAATCTTCATATAATCGTTTAAAGGAATTATTGGAGGATTAAGAAAATGAAACCTACATTAACAGCTCCATTATTTGACATTGTAGAAAGTTATCGTTTAATGAGAAATCAGAATATGTGGACAGATATGTTAGAATTAGATTTGTGTTACATAATCTGTGGATGGACATAAATGAAATCTATATAAGATTTACCATTTATCAAAATTGTTTTAATACATAAAAGGTTGTTACCATAAATTCTACCCATATATAAAATCTAATTACTTCACCCCAATTAGAAAATATATGGGTAGATCGTTATTCCATAAATTCTCCCCTTAAAATTCTCACCTTAAAATCTCCAATTAAAAACCTCACGTTAAACTCTCCTATTAAATTCTCCACCTAAAAATCTCACGTTAAATCCTCTGAGTAAATACGTAAAACTTGTATAAGAAAAATTTATTAAATATATAGAAATGGAAACCTAAATGCCCCAAAGCTAAAAAAGGCCTTTCTGAAATCTTGTAACTAAACTTATACTTTCTGTACAAAAATAATAAATATGAATATATAAACTATACTTAATACTAAATATTGATATATAGAATATATATGGGATGGATATACTGATGATATGTGATCTATGGTAATCTATCTATTGCTATTCTTCTACTGTCAAGGTCACAGAAAATAATTATCTTTTCTATTCTATATAAGGAAAGTTAAGATGAGAAATTTAGATTAGCAGAATTTAGCAGAATTAGCAGAAAGTGAGAATGAGGAAAGTTTTTCAGATGTGCGGATGTGCGTGTGTATGTGGGGATTATCAAAACATTTTTGAAAAATCCAAAAATCATATCCAATGTGATAAATTTCAGATGTTATTCAATTGTGGTATTATGAGATTAAAGAACAGATGTGATTTTATTTCATGTATGCATATTATCATATATATATAATGTATGCAATCAAAAAATATATGTAAAAATGCAAAAAATGTATTGACGGGATTTTTTAACGGGTGTATCATATATAATGTAAATATCAATTATGTTTTGCCCGTTTGGGCATGGGGTGTAAAATATGAATAAAAACGATATTATTTATGAATGTAACAATGCAATCGAATTATTGGATTTTATGACAAATAATGATTATCCGCAAAATATAATAAATTACGTCAAAAAACATTTATTATGTAATGATATGATAAATAACATAATATTATATGATGATATGTTTTCCGTAATATATAAACATGGTTATCCATTACAATGTGAAAATTTTTATATGGATTTGATGTTATAATATGGGGTGATAATATGGATATAAAAACATATGTATATAATGAATTAAAACAATATGGTTATTTTGATGATATGACCGATATACAATTATATAATGATATGATTGATAAAATATCAAATATCACAAAATATATAAAATGGAATAAATACGAATTTTTGTATTGTAATTGTGATGATATATACGGAATCATTTTGTATAATGATAACAAAATGGTATATCATATTATATTTGATAATTCATTTACAATAATAAATCATACATTGTATAATGAATGTGATAAATTTTGTAATGAATATTCCGATTGTATATATCATAAAATACGGGAAAATGAAAAAAATCAATTTTTTTAAAAAATGTATTGACGGAATTAAAAAAATGTGATATATTAAAATCACAAAAACAAATCAATATTAATTGCATGGTAACGGGATAACATGTAAAAAACCGATAACGATTATGGCAAAAACAACCAATACAACAAACACAACAAACAATGTAACAATTCAATCACACAAATCAAAAAACACGGGGTATAATATCGTGTACAAAAACAAAACGGATAAATCCGAAAAATCCGTAAAAAATTTGAAAACATGCACGGATTATAAAACATGGATTAAAACACAATCACGGGCAAACATGGAATATTTACACATATATGATAAAAATGATAAACCCGTACGTTTATCGGCATGGATAAATTGAATTTATAACGGTTTGGGGTTATCCGTAAAAACCCCGTAACAATAAAATCAAATCAATTATGATAATACATACGGGGTGAAAATATGGATTATATAATAAATTTCAAACAATTCAATATACACGGGGTATATGCATTAAATAATGAAATATCAATATTAACATTAAATGGATATAAACAAATATGGGATGCCGAAAACGAAAATACATTTATCAAAACATTTAATAAAATCGGATTAAATAATAACAATTGTTTATTCATACAAATGAATAACACGGGTGATGAATATTTGATTTTATGGGATATTAAAAACAATAAATTTTACGATATGGATTGTAACGACATGTTTGTTTTAATGGATGATACACGATTTATCAATTGTTTGATATTATCATTATGTGACAATGTGATTGTTTTCAATTATAATAATGTGGGGTGATGGATTATGAAAAATAATATGATAATCAAATATAATATGATAAATAAAATCATTTTTATTGAAAATGTGAAAATGACCACAAACCATATAACGGGATATGTGAACGGGATTTTTTCCACATTTCAAAAAAACAATATAACAATATTATCAAAATAAAATTGATAAAATAAAAACATTGACGGGTGTGGTACCATGGTAACATTGTATCGCAACCCGTTTTTATATGGCAGGCTACTTAAGTCCTAGAAATCCTAGAATCACATATATATTAGGCTCTCTCGGATAATGATATGATATTAAGAGGTATCTCAGAGGTCCCAAATCGAGCCAAACAGGGGCATGTAAATGGGAGGGGCAACAAATATATATGCTGGAAATGAAACTCCCTATATGGGGCAAATACGGGCTTTAAAACTTGCATCAAAAATTCATTTAAAATTGAGAAATTAATCAAAAATCCAATTTACTTCAATTTAAAATTTTAATTCCTACTTTTCATAATCTATAAAGGCCTAAGGAGGTTAAGATGGGAAAAGTAAATGAAAGCAAAGTAGATTATTGGTTATCAGATGATGGTCTAATGTTAATTCAATCATGGTCAAGAGATGGACTTACATTAGATGAGATTCAAAACAAAATAGGTATATCCCACGAAACACTACGCAAATGGAGACAACGCTATCCCGAGATAGATGAAGCAATGTCTAAAGGAAGGGAGTTTGTTGATTATAAAGTAGAGAATGCTTTATTGAAAGCAGCATTAGGATATACTAAAAAATCAATCAAAGTTACATTAGGTAAAAAGATCATTAATGGAGAAACATTCCAGGTATTAAAAGAAACAACCACAGAAGAAGTTGGTCCTAATGTTACAGCATGCATGGCATGGCTTAACAATAGAAAGCATGACCAATGGAAGCGTAATAGGGATAAGGTACTTAATCTGGATGAGGAAGATAACAATATCAATATCACAATTGTTAGAGGACCTCGTACTGAGAATGAACTTGGTGATACCACAAATACAGAAGTTAATTTTAAATCAAAGACACCAGAGGAAAAAGCTGCTGATGCAAACGAGAAGTCTATCCCGAAAAATGAGGTAAGTGATGAAGATGTTGATTACTGGCCTGAGGACTGGGAAGATGAGGATGAATAAAAAAAAAAGATAAATTTCCTATTTACATTTATAATATATTATGTTATAATAATATAAATTATTATTTATAATAATTATTTATGTAATAAATATAAAAGGAAGAAAAACTATGGCAAAAGCAACAATGAATATCAGTCCTGCTTTTGATAATTTTATTTTTGATTGGGATTATGAAACTTATTTAAGTATAGGTTCTTATGGTTCAGGTAAATCACATGCTGTTGTTCAGAAAATAATAATTAAATTATTTGAAGAGAAACGTAAATGTTGTGTATTCAGAGATGTATATGATACGCATAAAGAATCTACATTTGATTTGATAAAACAGGTTTTAGATGATATGGGATTGTTAGCTGATAATGGTGTAAGGAAACATCCTACTAAAGTTTGTTTTAAAAATAGTCCATTGGAATTTAAGTTTCCTAATGGTTCAAGAATAATATTCAAAGGTATGGATAGTACCGAAAAATTAAAATCATTAAATGGTGTAAGTATTGTCTGGATTGAGGAATGTAGTGAAGTAGCATTAGATGCATACCTTGAAATTTTAGGACGTATAAGAACACCAAATGTAAGTATGCACTTTATACTGACTTGTAACCCAGTAGGTAAGTTTAATTGGGTATATCAAAGGTTTTTTGAAAAAGTAAATGATGATGGTAGTGTTACCACCATATTGAAAGATGAATTGTTATATGAAAAGAAAGTTTTGGTTAAGAAAGGTATTTACTATCATCACTCAACATGTGACGATAATCCTTTCTTACCAGCTAGTTATGTAAAAAGATTAGATGATCTAAAAACTTATGATAGAAATTTATGGGTAGTTGCAAGACTAGGAAGGTTTGGTTCTTCTGGTATGCGTGTACTTCCTCAATTTGAGGTTATGAGCAAAACACTTGTAAATCAAGCTGTTATTGCAATTCCAGAAAAATTTCACAAATGTGGTTTCGACTTTGGTTTTGAAACATCTTATAATGCTGTTATTCGTGTGGCTATTGATGATAAGAATAAATGGTTATATATTTACAAAGAATATTATAAAAATAGAATGACGGATGATAAAACAGCAAAAGATTTATTATTATGGGATGAATCTATTTTAGAAACAAAAATAAAAGCTGATAACGCAGAACCAAAAGCAATACAGTATTATCGTCAACAAGGATTTGATATTTTACCATGTAGAAAAAAATGTGATAAAAAATCTGAAGGTAGTAGAATTGCTAATACAAAGAAGTGTAAACGATTCCGTAGAATAATTTGTAGTAGTGATTGTGTTAATACTATAAAGGAATTAAAAGACCTGACGTATAAGAAAAATAAAGATGGTTCAATTAATTATAGTCAATTTAATATTGATGCTCATACATTCTCTGCTATTTGGTATGCATTGGATGATTATACTGTGGCTGATCTAAAAGAAAAACCTAATAACAGTAGAAAGGGTGAATAAAATGGAAGATGAAATTAAAATGGCTGAAAAAGATATAATAAAAGATTATAAAGATAAAATTTCAAAAATGACAAATGAAGAGTTTTCAAAAGAATGGGGAAGTGTAATAAATAAATTAAAGGAAGTTAAAGTAAAACCAATTGTAGAATGTAATCCAACAAAAAGTTCATCAGGAGTTTCATTTGGATTATAAAAAATTATATTTTGATAATTTAGCTGCCATTAAAGATTTATTACATGCCCAAAGAAATATAATAAAAGAAAATGAAGAAATTATGTCAAAAATGTATGCTATTGCTATTTATGATGGTATAGCTATTTGTTATGGTGTTATGTTAGGGGAAGAACCCCAATTATATAAGGAGGAAGACAATGAGTAATGTAATGTTTTACGAAGTTGGCAATCTCAATACTCCTAATTGGTTTTTAGAAGAAACATCAAAAGGAAAGATAATGATTAACCAGGATGAGGAAGGTAATTTCTTGTGTTTAACAATTAACTCACCCATTGGTAAGATTTATGCATATCCTGGGGAATATATTGCAAAGGTTAATTCTGGTATTGTTAAATTAACTGAGGAACAGGCAATAAAATATGGGGTAAAAAAGAATGCTAATAAGCAAAATCGTAAGGAAGTTAAAGAATCGTCAAAAAACTAAAAAACAATATAGTAAAGTATGGATGAGTAGATGGCAATTCTTTGTTATGTTTTGGTTAAGTGTTTTCTTTGTAATTGATATTTATTATAATCAAGGGGAACATTTATTAGAGTTATGTATAACATTAGTAACAAGTATTGTTGCTACTCTAATTCCATACTTTGCAAAATCATATTTTGAAACAAAAGAAGAAGAAAAGAATAAAATGTTAAAAGAACAATTTGAAGAAGGAGTAAATGAATATGAAGGACAAATTAACCAGTAGAAAATTTTGGATTTGTGTTGCTGCATTTTTAGGATCTATCGCAACTAGTATTTCTGGTATTGTAACTGAAAATCAAACAGTTTTGATAATTGGTACGATATGTGGAATATTATCTGCTGCTATTTATGCTTTTTGTGAAGCCTGGGTAGATGGCAAGGCTGTTAAAGAAGAAAAGGTCGTATTTTTAAATAATGAGGAAGATGATTTAGATGCTAATAATTGATATAATAGCTATATTGATTGTAGCAACTATATTAATGATTGAGTTACCAGTATTTATTGTAATATTGATAAATGCTATAAGGGGAAAAAGAAGATGAGAATAGGTCATGCAAGCATTTCTGAGAATAATAATAGTGGAAGGGATGGAAAAGCAAAAGCAGGTGACCAAACTGGAAAAGAAGTTTGTATAAGGAGTTTTTATAAAAAACCTTGGAAATATTTATTAAGATGTAAAGATGCAAATAAATCTGAGTTAATGGCAAAAGCTTGTGAAACATTATGTTTAAATCCTATGATAGGATATGACCAAAATAATAGATTAACATTAAATAATGAGTTAAAAAAGTTAAATTATAACTATAATAAGTTAAATACACCTTGTGAGTGTGATTGTAGTTCATTTATGACTGTTTGTGCTCAGTGTGCTGGAATAAATATTCCTTATCCAAATGGAAATGCTCCAACTACTTCAAATATGGTTAGAATATTCCAAGAAACAAATATGTTTGATGTTATAACGGAAAATATTAATTTAGAATCAAATTTAAAAAGAGGAGATATTTTAGTAGGACCTCCTGCAACTCATACAGTAATGGTATTGGATAATGGTGTTAATGTGGTAAATGGTACTAGGGTATTGTTACAAGGTATGAAAGGTGAAGATGTTAGGTATATGCAAACCATTTTAATAAATTTAGGTTATGATTTAGGTAAATGGGGTGTTGATGGAGAATTTGGTAAACAAACTTCAAAAGCTGTTAAAAAATTTCAAATGGATAACCATTTAGTTATGGATGGTAAAGTAGGTCCTAAAACATGGGAAGCATTAAGAAAGTATAAATAGGAGTGTTATTATGTCTGAAGAAGAAAAAATGTATAAATTACAAGGGGAACAAGATCTACTTGATAATTTTGTATATGCTTTTCCTGATATACCTAGTTTTTTAATTGATGGTGTTAATGAATTAAAGTTTAATGGATTTGAAACAGAATTTCAACAAATAAGATGTTTGTATTATAAATTTAAAAAAGGTTGTGATTTTCTTACTGAAGGTAGCAATCAGGATTATGTTCCTTCTTCATTAAGATATAAAAAGGCTTCCATGATAATTAAAAAGGAAGCTAGATTCTGTTTTTCTAATCCACCTACATTTAATGTTAATCCTGATAATGTGGAAAATAAAGATACAGAGGAAAATGCAATAATTCAAAATTTCTTAGAAAAGGTTTTGGAAGAGAATAATTATAAAAATGGTATTTTAAAAGCTCTTAAGGATTGTTTTATTGGTAAGAGAATTGCTATATTATTAAATTTTAATGATGATGGCATAACAATTACATTTTTAACATCTTTGGAATTTATTTATGAAACTGAAAACAATGAAATTGATAAATTGAGTAAATTTATTGCATTTTATAAAATGAACTCAGTTGATAGTTTAAAAGACCAAAGATGGTTTAGAAAGAAATATACAAAAGAGGAAGATGGTGTATATTTAATTGAAGAGATATTCTCTGGTGATGGTAAATTAGTTAAAACAGTTACCCCTAGAACAAAAATAAAATTTGATTTTATTCCTGCAACAATTGTTTTAAATGATGGTTTAACTGGTGATACAAGAGGTGAATCTGAATTACAGGATTTGATTGATTATGAAAAGTATTATAGTAAATTGGCAAATGCAGATATGGATGCCGAAAGAAAATCAATGAACCCTATTAGGTGGACAATTGATGCTTCAAGTGATAGTACAAAGTTATTATCTACAAGTCCTGGTTCTTATTGGGATTTACAAACAGATCAGGAAAAACCAAATGAGAATACAAGTGCTAGGGTTGGTACATTAGAAGCACAAATGAACTATTCTACACCATTGAAAACTACATTGGATAGAATAGAAAATGAAATGTATGCTGAAGTTGATGTTCCAAATATTAATAGTGAACAGTTAGCAGGAGTAATTACATCTGGTAAAACATTAAAAGCTTTATATTGGGGTTTAGTTGTTAGGTGTAATGAAAAAATGTTGGCTTGGGAAGATTCATTAAGGTTTATGGCTACAACAATTATTGAAGGTGGAAAATTATTTCCTAATTCAATAAAGAAATATACAAAGGAAAATAAAATTCCTGATATTGAGTATAAGATTGTTGTTGAAAATAATTATCCACTTCCTGAGGATATTCAAGAAGAGAAAACATTGGATATGGCTGAGGTTGAATCGAAAGTTATGTCAAGGAAGGCATACCTTAAAAAGTGGAGAAATCTTAGTGATGAAAAAGCTAATGAAGAATTGCAACAAATTAAATTGGAGCAGGATTTGTTAGATAATGCTGTAATATCATATAATTTAAATGATAGCTTTACAGATGAAAATATTTCAAAAGGTGATGAATTTACAAACATAAATAATTCACAACCAAAATCAAAAGCTGTAGAAAGTAAAACTGAAGTTAAGGAGCAAATAGTAAAGGAGGATTAATATAAATGCCTAATATTAAAAATCCTTTCGAGTATGCTCAATTTAGAAGAGTAAAAATTGTAAATTCACAAAAGGAAGAAATCCGAAAATTTTATAGGGATGGTTATGATGATATAAAGAAAGAAATTGATAAACTTCCCATGAAAGAAACTGAATCTACAATAATTAAAAAAATGTATCTAAAATCAATTCAAAAAGAGATTGATGAATATTTAAAAGATGTTGATAAAAAAACAATGTATCTGGTAAAAGGAAACATGGGTAAAATGGTAGAGATTGTTTCCGAGAATAACCAAATGTTTATGAAAAAGATTGGTTTTACTTCTGTACCTGAATTTATGTTAAATAAGAAATTTAAACAGGATGTTGTTAATAGAATTGTTACTGGTAAATTATATGGAGATAAATGGAATTTAAGTTCAGCAATTTGGGGAGATTATGCAAATAAGAAAAAGGAAATGTCCAGAATAATTGCTGATGGTTTAATTAAAGGTAAAAACATTAATTCAATTGCAAAAGATATTGAAAGATATGTAAACCCAAGGGCAATAAAAGGACAAAAATGGATTGATGAGTTTCATGCTCGTAAATCAATTGATTATAATTCCCAAAGATTGGCTCGTACAATGATAAGCCATGCATACCAAGAATCATTCGTTTCCCTTACATATAAAAACCCGTTTATTGACGCATATAGGTGGGTTACAAGTGGAGGTGATAAAGTATGCCCCTTGTGTATTGAAAGGGAAACACAGGACCTATACGGGCTTGGTGATGGCATATATCCCAAGGATAAATTACCATTAGATCACCCAAATGGCATGTGTACCTTTGAAGTAGTGGTTTCAATGTCGGATGATGAGATAGCGGAAGCCATTGCTGATTGGTATCTTGGGGAGGGTGATGATGATATGAATCGTAGGTTGAATGAATTTGTAAAATCCATAAAATAATTTAAAAAATTCTTTGACAAATTCTTTTAAATGTGTTACAATTAATTTGGAAGTAGGAAAATACCTTTTATGGAAAGTTACCATAACTTTAAAATTGGATGAAAGGATAAAAAAATGAAAAATAGGAAAATGTTGTTACCACTTAATTTGCAATTTTTCGCAGATGGCTCTGATGAAGGAAATAATGGAGGAAATGATTCTAGTACTTCAGCAAATAATGATGGTGATAAAAAAGGAAATGAGGACCAGACCAAATCTGGAGAAAAAACTTTCACTCAGGAACAGGTCACTGCAATGATGGCTAAGGAAAAGAATGAAGGTAAAAGATCAGTTCTTAAATCATTAGGTTTTAAAAATGAGGAAGATGCTCAGGATGCAATTAAAAAGTATAATGAGTATGTTGAAAAAAATAAAACTGATGAGGAAAAGAATCAGGAAAAATTAACCAAAGCAGAAACAGATAAAAATAAAGCTTTGGAAAGAGCTAAGAATGCTGAAAATAAACTGGCATGTTTCAATGCTGGGATTTCAAAGGATTATATTGATGATGTTTTAGCTATAGCATCATTTAAAATTTCTGATGATAAAAATATTGATGATGTTTTAAGTGATATGAAGAAAGATTCCAAATATAGTACTTTCTTTGGTGATTCAGGAAATTCAGGAACTGGTAGTACTCCTGGTCATACAGCTGGAACACAATCTAATACCTTCGGAAATGATTATGGAAAATCTTTAGGTTCTTCAAGTAATTCAAGTAAAAAAGAAGAATCAAAAAGTAGTTATTTTAATTAAGGAGGAAAAGATTAAATATGCTTAATCAAACAGGTTTTATTGAAAGAGAAGCAGTTACAAGAAAAACTATTTTAGTAGACGAACCTAACAGCACTGCATTTTCATGTATGGTAGCTAATACAGGCATAAGTGCTGATGCTGATGGTAAAAAGATTGCTAAGGCAGGCACTCCTTTGACAGGTGATCTTACTAACAGAAGTACAGCTTTCGCAAAGGCTTCTACCACAAGTGGAGTATCTAATGCAGTTGGTATTCTTCTTCATGATGTAGACGTTACATCTGGAACAAAGAATGCTCAGGTAGTAGTATTTGGGTTTATAGATCTCAACAAGCTTGATTCTGATGTTCAGGCATTGGTTACTAGTGAGGTTAAAACTGCACTTAGAATGATTCAGTTTGTAAAATAATAAAAGGAGGATTTTAAAATGCCGTTAAGTATTTTTGATTTGGTAACATCTAATAATATTGTTGGTTATTGGTCTCAGAAGCCTCAGCAGACATATCTTGGTGAGGAATTGTGGCCTGATACAAAGCAACTTGGTCTTGAACTTGGTTGGCTTAAAGGTTCTAAGGGTCTTCCTGTTGTATTGAAGCCTTCTGCTTATGATGCAGTAGCAATGAAGAGAGATAGAATTGGTTTCAAGGAAGTTAAGACATCTATGCCTTTCTTCAAGGAGTCAATGTATGTAGATGAAGAGTTCAGACAGCAGCTCAATATGGTTCTTCAAACAGGTAATAGAGCTTATATTGATGCTATCATGAACAATGTATTTGATGATCTTACACAGCTCCTTTCTGGTGCTAAGGCACAGAGAGAAAGAATGCGTATGTCATTGCTTACAACTGGTACAATCTCTATTTCTGCTAATGGTCAGAATTATGAATATGATTATGGTATTGATAATAGCCAGAAGAAAACATCAGATTGGACAGATCCTGATGCAGATATCGTAGGAGATATCAAGGAATGGCAGCAGCAGGTTAAGGAGACAACTGGTATTACTCCTACCAGAGCTGTTATGAATAGTAAGACAGCTTCTTACTTACTTAAGAATAAAGATCTTAAGAATGCAATTTGGGGTAATAATGCAGCAGCTCCGATTCTCGAGCCTGATGTAAAGAGATACCTCTCAAATGCTCTTGGTATTACATATGCAACATATGACAATATGTTTATTGATGAAACTGGCACTAAGAAGAAGTTCATCCCTGATGATTTCTTTGGTTTGATTCCTGCTGGTAAACTTGGTCAAACACACTTTGGTACAACTCCTGAAGAATCAGATCTTATGTCAGGTTCAGCAGCTAATGTAACAATTACTGATACAGGTGTTGCTGTATGTACTTCAAAGAAGATAGACCCTGTAAACGTAGACACAAAGGTTTCAATGATTTCACTTCCTTCATTTGAAGCTATTGATAGTTTGATAATTGCAGATGTTGGTGCTTGATGAGGTGTAAATATGGCATTTGTTACGATTAATAAAGGTGATAAAACCTTAGTAGTAATGAAAAGTGCCTTTGAGGAATACTTTGCTAATCAAGGTTGGAGTATTTCTACTAATGTTGGTAGATCGGTGGCTGTTGAAGAAACAGCCCCTGAGAAACCAATTGCTGAACCTAAAATAGAAGCAAATGATTCCGAAGAGGAAGATTGGTCTGAATTTGAAGATGAGGATAATGATGAAGAAATAGAAAAACCTCTTTCTGAAATGAATAGATCAGAGCTGGAACAAAAAGCAAATTCATTGGGTATTGATATCTCAGAAGCTAAATCAAATAAGCAGATAAGGGAGATTATTAGAAATTTCCAGGCTTAGGAGGAAATATGGCTTTAGATATGGATAATATTTCAAAATTAAAAATAATTCTCAGGGAAGAAGATTGTCCATTGTTCACTGATGAGGAATTAGCATTTTATTTGTCTGAAAACGGAAATGATTTAAAAAAGACTATTTATCAATGTTTGATAATTAAGTCTGAAAATACTACTCTTAATTTGAGTGGTTTAGAAGCAGGAGATACTTCAAAATATTTTAGAAGGTTAGCCCAAAGATATAGGGAAAACAATTCTAGAGTATTAGGAGAATAAAATGCTAACCGATGTATATTTTAGAAATAAAATTAAAAGACAAATAGAATGGAATGGACAAGAATTTGTTTTTACAAGATATGCTCTTAATGAATATGAGGAAATTGATTATTCTAAAGTAGATAAAGAATTTCACCTGAAGGGTATATTCCATGAAGGTGGTGGCTATGGTGGAATGTTGAATATCCAAGTATACGAAAGAGATGGAGCAAGAACCCTAACAAAAATGAAGCCCATGATTTTATGTTTATATGAAGATGGAAAAGACTTGGATATGGATGATGAAGTTATAATATCTGATTATAAATATAAAGTTGTTGATAAAAATGATGTTAAGAATTTAAAAGTGGCTTTTGAAATTTCCTTGGAGATTGATAATGGCAGAGTTTAATATTCCAGAATTACATAAAGTAAATGGTAAATGGGAAGGAGGTATGTATGTTGATACTTCCGATTTAGTTTCTGGTTTCTTTAGATTTGCAAATGTAACAAGGGAAGTTATTGAAAGTTATTTAACTAATGCTTGTTATGAACTTGAAGTTTATATGAAAAATAATGCCCCTTGGAATGATAGGACTGGTGATGCTCGTAGAGGTTTAAAGGCAGAATTTAAAGAAGAGTTTGGTCCTAATGCAAAATTCCCTACAAAGATGACTATTGAATTATCCCACACTGTTTATTATGGTAGATTTTTGGAACAAGCAATGGAAAAAAGGTTTCAGATATTGGAACCTACTGCTAGATTAAAAGGTCCTGATATTCTTGATGGTATGAAGGGTATTATTGATGATATGGGATGGAAGAAAAAATGAATGTTAATGTTAAAGACGATTCAATTTGGCAAACAATTGTTGATGCTCTGAAGTTACATAATTTTGAAGTTTATCCTCCAGCTACTAAAAAGGGTGAATGTAAAGAAAAATATATAGTTGTAAAAAAGGATGGTACCTCAGCAATAAGAGGTTATTCAACAAAAGTTGTTTATTATAGATTTTTACTTTATGTACCTAAAAATGAGTATCACGAATTGGATATTTTTGAAAAGGAAGTTAGATCGGTTTTAGATACTGATTTATTTCCATTAATTATGTCTACTGGTTCAGGAGAACCAGATTATTATGATGATAATATAAATGGTCACATGAGGGCATTTTTATATCGGAATAATGTTAGAGATAAACACTTATAAGGAGGTATGACATGGGTGTTATTAAAGGAACTGAAGTTGCTACAATTGATGTAGTACTTGTCACTGTTCAATCCTATGATGTAGGAGCTGATGAAATTGCACTTGATACTTCCAATAAGGTTGATGTAACTGTTGCCACTGAAACTCAGGACAGGGTTGCATTAATTGTTAAAGGAAGATTGATTGCACAAAAACCGCCTGTTACTACTGTAACTGGTAATACTATTGTACTTACAGATAATGTGTTTAACGATGAGCTTGTTAAACTTCTTCAGGGTGGTACAATTAAAAGAGATTTGGCAGGAAACTTTATTGGTTATACTCCTCCTGTTGTTGGTTCTGGGGAAGAAGGTAAATTATTTAAGACTAGGGTATATTCAGCAATATATAATGCTGCTGGTGTTCTTACTGGTTATGAAAGAATTACATATCCTAACTGTAAAGGTGTTCCGTTTGCATTTAGTTCAGAAGATGGTGTATTCAGGGCTAGTGATTACACAATAAATTCTGCTCCTGCAAATGGGGAAGCTCCTTATGAATTGGATATTGTATCTGAGTTACCTAAGACTCTTGAAAATTTAACAGTTACATCTGTTGCAGGAACTACAACTGGATATACAAAGATAACTGTTGTGCCTAGTGTTACTTATGGTGATACATACATGTATAAGGTTGATACAAATGTTTCATTGCCTAATTATGGAGATGTAATTTCAACTGGATATACTGCATGGAATGGCTCAGATGAAATAGAAGCTGAAGCAGGAGAAAAGATATTGATGGTAGAAGTAGATTCAAATAGTAAAGCTGTTAAAGCTGGAATAACTACTATTGTGGTTGCTTCGTAAGGAGAATAAAAATGGTAAAAGAAGTAAAAGAAGCAAAAGAGTTAAAAGTAACTAGTATTGAGGAATTAATCGAGGCATCCAAAGGTGAGTTGGTAGAGTTACCTGGTTTTAATAGTGATTCTACATTCGTTGCAAGGATGAAAAGACCTTCATTATTAGGTATGGCAAAAGCAGGTAGAATACCTAATTCACTTTTACAACAAGCCAATGAACTTTTTACTGGTGGGGCAGGTGGAGCTTTAAATTCTGCTAAAATCAAAAAAGATGATTTGGTTATGGGTGAAGTGTTTGATATAATGGAAGTATTGTGTGAGGAAGCATTTGTAGAACCTACGTATAAGCAATTGAAAGAAAATGGAATAGTTTTAACTGATGAACAGTTGTTATTTATTTTCACTTATACTCAAAGGGGATTAGATGCTTTACAATCCTTTCGTAGCTAGTGGCGAAATATTAAGAATTATCGGAACATATAAAATGCTAGATATGCACATTAGACCTTCTGAGATATTAGGTTTAAAAGATTCATATCTAGCATTTTGTTTTGATGAATGTTGTGCTTATATACTTAAAAGAATGCAGGATGGGGAAGAACCAATTATTCAGGTTAGTACCAAAGAAAAACCTACAAAGGTTTCTAAACCTTCTGACATTTATAACAAGTATAAATAAAATAAGGAGAGAGTAACTATGGCTATTGATATAGGTACTGCTGTCGCCTACCTAAATTTGGATTCCACTAATTTCAATACAGGATTAAATGCAGCCTATAGTGCTCTTCAAGAATTTGAAAGAAATGGAGTTAATTTAGGTAATTCATTAACTGGTATTGGTCAAACAGTTACTAATGTTGGTTATGAAATGACTTCGAAACTAACTGTTCCATTAGTTAACTTTGGTCAAAGTGCAATGGATAGTTATAGAAGTTTTGAATCTGCATTTGCAGGTGTAAGAAAAACCATTGATGATACTGAAGTTGAAGCAGTTGGTGGTTATAAAGTTTTAAAAGATGCTATTGAAAAAATGGCAACTGAAACTGCTAGTTCAGCAGAACAAATAGCAGCGGTAATGGAAATGGCTGGTCAGTTAGGTATTCCATTAGGTGAAGCTGGTGAAGATATAATTAAATTCACAAAGACAATGGTTATGTTAGGAGACTCTACAAACTTATCAGCAGAAGAAGCTGCATTAAGTTTGGCTAAGTTTATGAACATAACAGGAACAGCTGCATCAGAATCTGATAGACTTGGTTCTGCTGTTGTTGACTTGGGTAATAAATTTGCAACCCAGGAAGATCAAATTGTTAATATGGCAACAAGACTTGCTTCGGCAGGTACTATTGCTGGTTTAACAGAACAAGAGATTTTGGCATTAGCAACTGCTATGAGTTCAGTTGGTATAAGAGCTGAAGCTGGTGGTTCTGCAATGGCTACAACATTAACACAAATTGAAAAAATTGTAGAAGGTGTTGTAGAAAATTCTGCTAGTAAACTGGAAACATTAGCTAAGATTTCTGGTATGACTGCACAAAATTTTGCTAAAGCATGGAAAGAAGACCCTATTACAGCATTAACTCAATTTTTACATGGATTAGGGGATTTGGAAGATCAGGGTGAATCTGCAGTAGTTGTTTTGGATGAATTAGGAATGACTGGTGTAAGACAAACCAATATGTTGAAAGCTTTAGCATTAAGTGCAGAAAATATGGATGATGCTTTAGAAGTATCAAATAATGCTTGGAAAGAAAATACTGCTTTGGTTACTGAGGCAGATAAAAGGTATGAAACATTAGATTCTAGAATAAGCCAATTAAATGAGCGTTGGAATATAATGAAAAGGCAGATTGCTGAAATATTATTACCTGTGTTAGAAAAATTAATGGACACTGTTGGTAAGATAATTGATAAGTGGAATGGTTTATCTGAAGCACAACAACAAACAGTTGTAAGGTTTGCAGGTATAGCAGCAGCGATAGGTCCTGTGTTAGTTGTTATAGGTAAAGTTGTAACTGCAATTGGACAATGGGTAAGAATGTTTGAAATGGCACAAGGTGTCATGGATTACTTTGTTACAGGTCCTATTGCAGGTATTGTTGCAGGTATTGCTTTATTAGTAGCAGGATTTATAAAGGCTTATCAAGAGAGTGAAAGTTTTAGAGAAACTGTTGCTAGATTAGGTGAAGAGATTGGAAGAATTGTTTCATTTATAATGGAAATTGTAGGAGGTTTGTGGCAAGCTCTTAAACCTGTTCTTGATACTATTATTCAAATAGTGTCAGAATTATTACAAATTCTATTACCTCCATTAGTTAGTTTAATACATGCATTGTTAGATGCAATTCAACCTTTGATTCCAATAATAACTTCAGTAGCTCAATTAATTGGAAGTGTATTGTTTGCGGTATTAAATTTATTAAGACCAATATTGGAAGGAATTGCTGCTGCAATAGGAGTAATAATTGAAGTTATAAATGCAACTATTGAAGTATTAAGTGCAGTTGTGACAATGGTTTCTTTTGCTATTACTTTGATAATTGATTTAGTAAAAGAATTGGTAGATTTTGTATCTTCTGGTCTTAAGAAGATGGGTGATTTCATAAGAGATAAAGCCCAAAAGTTAATTAACTTTGTTGATGAAGTTGTAAAAACGATAGCTGATTTCTTTAGATGGTTATGGGATGTTTTATTTGGTCATTCTATTATACCTGATATATGTAATGCATTTATTACTTGGTTTTCAGAAACATTTGCAAAAGTAATTGAATTTGTTAAGGAATTTGTAAATGATGTAATTGACAAATTTAATGAATTGAAGGACAGAGTAGTTGAAAAGTTACAGGAAATAGTTGAAAGTATAAAAGAAAAATTTGAACAAATAAAAGAAAACATTCAAAGAAAGGTTGAAGAAATTAGGGAATTTGTTATAAACAAAATTCAGGAAATAAAAGAAAAAGTTATTAACAAAATAGAAGAGATAAAAAATTCTGTTACTGAAAAAATAGAAAAGATTAAAGAACAAGCTAAAAACAAAATTGAAGAAATTAAAAATATTGTTTCATCAAAATTGGCAGAAATAAAAAATGATTTAGGTAGTAAGATAAATGAAATAAAAGAAAATTTAAGAAGTAACTGGGATAGTTTCAAAAGTATTGGTAAAGATCTAATGAGTGCTTTATGGTCTGGAATGGATGAAATATTTACAGGCTTATGGAATTGGGTAGTTGAAAAATTCAGTGGATTATTAGATTGGGTAAGATATATTTGGAATGAGGTTTCTTCTTTAGGTTCTTCTCTGGGTGGAATATTTAATGGCTCACATGCTAATGGTTTAGATTATGTTCCTTATGATGGTTATGTTGCTCAATTACACCAAGGTGAAAGGGTGTTGACAAAACAGGAAGCTAAGGAATATAATGAAGGTAAGGGCTCTAGTGGTAATATCATAAATGTTTACAGTTATGAAAAGTTAGATGAATATGAAACAGCTAACCAAATAAGAAAAACCATGAGAGATTTATCTTTAGGATTTTATTAAAGGAGGTGATGTGCTATGGTAGCTGAATTTGAGATTCAGAATATGCATAGCTTACAGAAAATCACTTTTGGACAAAATAATGGTTATGATTATGTTTTTAAAGGAAGTGATTTAGACTGGGGTTTTGCTGCAGCTAATCATAGCACTTACACTTATCCTGGTCAAATAGGTGTTTCAGTTTCAAGTACTTCTGTTAAAGGTAAGGATGTAACATTGATTGGTTATGTGTATTATAATTTAACAGAGGATGAAAAATATGGTAAAACGCATGAAGAGATAAAACAATATGCTTATGAAAGAATATTAGAAAAGAAAAGGGTATTAGAGAATATAGTAAATCCGTTCGATAATTTAAGAGTTATTATTGGTGATTATTATATTGAGGGTAAACCAAATAGACCAATTGTATTTTCAAACGAAGAAAGTGAAAATCATGAGTATTTTTGTAAATTCTTAATTGATATATTTTGTGCAGACCCAATGTTTAAAAAGAATACCCTTACGAAAAAGATATTAAGTAGATCAGAAGGTAAATTTATTTTTCCTTGGATTATTACTGATGCAAAATATGATAATATTTTAAGTTATAGAATCTCCTTTGATTTAGTTGAAGTAGAAAATGAAGGAAGTGTAACAATAGGTGGTTCAGTCATTCTAATTGCCAAAGGAACAGTTGAGAATCCTGGTGTAGAAAACTTAATGAATGGGGATAGGATGGTTATTAATAAAACCTTACAAGCAGGTGAGAAAATAATAATAACCACAACTGATGATGAAAACAAGGGAGTTAAAGGATTTAGAGGTGGAATTGAATATAACTATTATAAGTATTGGAATTTTGAAAATGACTGGATGAAGTTTGATATAGGTTCAACATTAATTGGTTATTTTGCGGATAATGATACAAGTAATATGTTAGATGTCATGATTGAAATAAATCCTAAGAGATATAGTCTGGAGGAATTATGATTCTAGATATATATGAAAAGTATACAAGGGTTAGATTAGATTTAATAAGAATGCCAAAATATGTTCAATACATAGAAAGATTTAATGGTATTGGATATTTTGAAATAATAGTTCCATACAATGAACCTAGTTTACCATATTTGGTAAAAGGTAATTATATACACTTTGAAGATAATGTTTGTGGAATAATTAAATATAGATATAAAGAAACAAATGAAAGTACACAAATTACTATTAAAGGTTATTCTGTTAAAAAGATTTTAACATATAGATCTACATTATTAACTTCAACTTATAAAGGTCCTAGGGGATGGATTGCAAGGGAGATGGTGTATGATTTCTTTATAAATCCTACGGATTCAAGAAGAAAGATTGCATGTATATCAAGATCAAATTATTATCCAACAGAACCAAACTTTGTATATCAAAATACAGGTGGGGATATTGAATATTGTATTGAGGAATTATTAAATCAAATAGATTGTGGATATGAATTAAATCCTATAATTTCTGAATATGAAACTGATTTAACAAACATATCTACATTTGAATTTAATATAAAAGAACCAAGTCATAGAACAATTGGAAATGATGAAGATAATTCTCCTGTTGTATTTTCATTTGAAAACAATAATTTAACTTCAATGGTTTATGTTGAAGATTCTACACTTAGTTGTTCTACTGCTATTGTTGCAGGGGAAGGACAAGGGGTAAGTAGAACAATTGTTGAAACAGGTGATTTGACAGCAGAAGATATAGATAGAATAGAATTATATGTTGATGCAAGAGATTTGCAAAAAACTGAAGTAAGTGGTCAACAAATGACACAAGAAGAATATGAGCAATTATTAACTGAAAGAGGTAATGAAAAATTATTAGAACATGCTGAATTTATTTCCTTTGATGCTAATGTTATTTCTGATGGTAATACTGCTTATAAATATGGGGTGGATTATAATTTAGGAGATTATGTAACAATAATTGATAAAGAAATAAATCTTCAGGTTGATTTACAAATAACAGAAATAATGAAAACATTAACTGAAAATGGAGATGAAAAATTGGATTTAAAATTCGGTGAAGAAAGAATGACTATCCAACAATTAATAAGTAAGGAGGTTATTAAATAATGGCTGAATCAAGTGGATTTTTTGAAGCTAAATGGGATGATACCATAGATAATGGGGATGGTACTTTTGGTAACTGGGATAGACGTTACTTAGCTGATAATTTTGCTGATTACTTTAAAAACTTTATAGGCAATGGTGTATTTGTTAGTCCAACAAATCAATTAAAAGTTTCTACAAGTAGTGGAATGAATGTTCAGGTTTCTACTGGTTGGGCTTTTATAAAAGGTTATTGGTATCATAATGATGAGAACAAAATAATTACAATTCCTAGCAATACTGGTTCTACTTCAAGAACTGATACAATAAAAGCTAGATTGAATTTAAACACCAGAGTTATTACTGTGGATTTGTATGTTAATAATAATTCTGTTGTTAGAAATGATACATATTATGATATGATATTAGCACAGATTGTTGTTCCTGCATATGCAACAACTATCCCTGCTGCAAACATTACCGATAAGAGGCCTGACGAGACTGTATGTGGCTTTGTAAAAGGTTTGGTGGAGGTTATTACCACTGATGATTTATTTGACCAATTTCAGGCTATATTCGACGAATGGTTTGATGGTGTAAAAGATCAGGTAACTGGTGATTTAGCAATAAGATTACAATTGGAGTTTACTCAATTAAATAGTAATGTTGATACTTATTATCAAAATACAAATAATAATATTGCTGCTTATAAAACTCAGATGCAAAATATAGTTGATACATATCAAGCTGCAGTAGAACAACAAGTTGATGCAGCAGAAGATTTAGTTGATGGATATGTTTACAATGACTATATAACTGATGAGTTAACATTTACTTTTGTAAATAATGTTTGTGAAATTCCTGATTCTAGAGTTACCCCAAATTCTTTATTAGATTTGTATTTTACAAAAGAAACAATTGATGAGGCAGAGAATTGTCAAATTAATATTGAAAGTGGAGTTCAGAAATATATTATCACTTGTGTCAAAACTCCAAGTATGTCTTTAAGAGGTAGGATTAGAGTAAGAGTTAATTCTGCTACTCCTGTTGTTCCCCCTGAGTTAGATGAGTTTGCAACTAAAACTTGGGTAAATGGTAATTTTTTGAATAAAGAAGAAGGTTTATATGGAGCATCAGATATTAAGACAAGTTATAACGGACAATTCCCAACAGTCACAGGTGGTTTATTAAACAAATGTGAAGTGGAATTAACACCTATTCAAAGTGGAAGCGGAACACCTAGTCCGAGTAATGTTAGACCGATAAGCGGTCATACACAGGTGCAAGTGGGGAATTGTGGGAAGAATCTGTTAAGTGGCATTGAAAATGGCATTTACGATGCTACAACAGGTGCAAAATCGAGTGCTAATGCAAGTATAAGAATTCGTTCAAGTGAAAGATTTTTGTTAAAAGCTGGCACTTATACTATTAGTGGTTCTACGACTCAAAGCAAACAAATCAATTATGCTTTGAATACTTGGACTAATGGGGATTATACAAACAACCCCAAAATATATGACTCAGGATGGCTTTCATTGGGTTCTTTTACACTTGCAGAGGATTCTTATGTTACATTTGCTATAAGATATGGTGATAATTCAAATATATCAGTAGAGGATTTAAAGGTTCAGATTTACGAACCCTACAACGGCTACACCACAACAATCAACCTAGGCGGTACATATTACGGGGGAACACTTGATGCGGTCAGTGGAAAGTTTACGGTTACGCACGCTCGTGTTGATTTGGGTAGTTATACATGGGGCAAGACAAACGCAAATCTGTTCTTTACAGAATATCCGAGAGACTTCAAAAAAGCAGT